ATCTATGCCAATCCAGTCCCCTTTTATGCCAGACCTATTTACCCCATCTGCCCATTCTTTGATGAGATTGTAGATAATGAATTCTGGCAGTGGTGTGCCTGCACTCATGTTATACCTGCCTGTTTGAATGCATTGTCAAGTGATTCCTTGGCAATCCTGCCAACTTCAGGCATCAATCTCGGTATCAGTCTTGCACCCCTGTATCCAGGATGTATCCACGAGTCAGGTTTTGACCGTGATGACACTGACCTGATTACACCATAAGTGCTATAATATTGTCTACCCCTATTCCTGATTATGTCCTCTGGCTTAACTCCCGATGGTAGAAGTGCTCGTGTGATTTGAGGTGATGGTAGCGTCGGCAGTTTACCAATCAACCATCCGTAAACACAGAACGGTATTGTGGTTCTAACATGCAAAGCCACACCTGTTCCCTTACCAGGTGCCCGCATAGGCAACCACACTTTCTTGACTTCCTTTCCCTCCTGCCTCGCCCTTCGTAAAAAATGTGGTTTCATATCGTATGATGGAAATCCAGTTTCAAACTTCTTTGCCAGCGAGTCAACCAGTGAAACTGACACTGATACAGACTGATGCCCATGTTCAATCGGTCCAATACTCATGTCCTGTCTCAACCCCTTGATATAGATTTCGTATGAAGTGGTTAGTGTCTGACCTGCCAGCCCAACCCACTTGTCAAATGTCTTTATTGCTGCATCATACAACCCTCTTGCAACTATGTTCCGTATTCTGTTGAACATCGGCATCAATACTGGTATTTTCACTTCATATTTTATTTCAAACATAGTTGCTTACCCTTCAAGCAAATCTGCCCTTGTGGCAATCGCAGTAACAGGCAGGTCAACCCACTTCTCATAAGGTTCAAACATTTTTATGAATGTGCCCCGGTATTCTGGTGTCAGGTTCTGGATGTAGTAGTATGGTGATGAGGTGTATCTAACTGACACATTCCTGTCATTGTATTCGTCAGTATTGAAAATGATTTGCCAGTTTGCCTCATCATAGGTGTATTTGTCAGGCGGTATTATCACTGGCTGTTCATCATCAGTGTTGACCATGACAATATCAATTGAGTATGGATGAAATCGCAACTTTATTGTTCTGTCTTTAACAATTCGCACCTCAAATGTGGGTATCTGCATATCAACAAACTTCAACCTGTCCCACAGTTGCGGTCTATCCTTTGACTGGAACACAACCCTAAGTGAGCCATACTCCAACTCACCCTCCAGCACCTGTAGAATCCTGCGTTTGTTTATGACATGTGGAAATGTGATTATGTCCTTCTTCTTTTCCTCAGGGTATACCCTACCAGTGCCTCTACAAGCCAAACAATTCGGTTGTGGCACACCCTTACCGCCATCCTTCGGGTTGACCACGCATGGACAAGTGGATACTGGTGTCCACTCAGTTTTGTAGCCGTGTTGCTGGATGAGTAGGTCAAACAACTTAACCCTTCGTTCCCAGTCAACCCGCATGAAACTAATTGGAAAGTCGGGGTATATCCTCTTCTCAGACCTGTCTGCCATTTACCTGCCTTCCTTCTCAGTGTCAGCCCATCGCAGGAACTGGAATGTTATGTAGTGATACCCGTCCTTGTAGGTGATTTTTGAAACCTTGTATATTGCACCTGAGTTGAATGGTAGCACCAGTTCCCACTCCTTGTCAGTGATTGGTTCCGCAGGTAAGCGGTCAGCAATTACCTCACCACCATTTTCAACCGTGAACGACTTGTTCAGCCCAGTGATAGTTGTAATACCATCACTGGTGAGAAACATCAACCTGCTCTCTGGAAACAATACTTTAGTGGTCGCCATCACAGTATTGCCATTCTGTAACCACGCCACTTCGCCTTGAGTGCCGCAAGGAGACCTGGTTTACCCTCACCGTGTCCATACAATTCACGCTTATACATGATTATCCTTGCCGAATATGCAGCGTTCTCTGCGGATGAGGTAGTCCCTATTGACTGGCTCAATCCATCAATACTGATTGATATTGACGCAATACCCGCACCTATGACCAGGTCACCAAATATGTTGAAATACTGGATTGCCGCAATCATACCAATTGCATCACAGATGTCCTCATCAACATCGTCCATACCTGCCTCATACTGAATCCTGAACACATGCGGTGCATACCTGACTGCCATTAGAATCGGTGCGAGTGTGTAGGCTTTGTCAATTGCAAGAGTGCCCCCGAATTGACCCAGCATAGGAAACAGGTGTATCTGTCCAGCGTTCTGTTCCAGCCGTATCCACTCAAGCGGTATGTCAAACACAGCCTGCTCGCCATACACAATTTCCAACTTGTTCACCCTTTTCACTGGACGCTTATTCAGTTGTATGAAACCCCAGCCACGCCAGGCATCAAGAAAGAAGTCATAGCGTTCGTCAAAAGTGGTTGGTGTGATAACTATGTCAAGTTCCTTCTCAACCTGCTTGATTGCCCGCTTGATATAGAACTCAGCAACACTATCTGAAATCTGGTTACCGTCAGTATCAGTTAGTGGTATTCCAAAGAAGTATGTTTGCTTCAACCAATTCGCATTCAGGTCTGTATACAACATTTTAACTCACCTCCTGCCATTCAATAACCCCTCTCCCACATCCTTCCCACTCTCACTTGGGTTTACGTCTGCTCTTCGTGAAAGGTCTCAGTTCAACCACCTGGTTATCCATAGGTTTGCCATCAAGGCTGGAATCACTGACCTCTACATCTTTGGCTGGTGACTCAGTTTCCTGCTTCTGCAAGTCTTCTGGTAGAGGGTCAAGCAAGGTGTAACCCTGTGTGGCTTTCAACACCCTTGCCACATCTTCATCAACCTCAAACACATGGTCTCTCACCACATACGCAGTGCTACCTATCACCAGATTACCATCCTTGACATACTCTATACGCACTCTTATCTTTCCCATACTAACCTCCTTGTCAGGGTATTGTTGTCAAACATGGAACAGGGAGTGAGGAGGTCACCCCTCATCTACCACCTCCTCACTCTCATTCAATTCGTGCTGTCCTGTTATGTTATGTAGCGTCGCCGATATTGATTATCTTGACCCACTTCTTCGGTGCATATATCACCGGGACACCGTAGAGCAGGAGCATCCATCTGATAGCAGGTGATATCACTGCGAGGTCCATCTTTATTAGTGGTAGCAACTGTCTGAACTCTATGACATCAGGGGTCATCTCACCAAGGAATGCCACATAAGTATTGGCAACAACTATGTTCTTGTCAATGAAGTCTGTTGCCCCACCAGGAATATTCTGTCCACTTGCACAGGGTATCCTCGCAATCAGTGTGTATGGTCCACCATTGTCAGACCTGTAAACCTGATAATAATCAGGAGCCCTGGTGAGTGAAGAACCGAGTGTAATTGTGACCTTTACCGGGGTTGTCAATGCATTTGAAGCGACTGTGTATGAGTTGCTTTCTACAGGTGCGGATGCACCTTTCCTGTTGCATGCTGTAACCTTGTATTTGACTGTGACCCCATTCGGGTATGTCTTACCCCATTCAGCATCAGTGCCTGTCCCTGCAACAGCCGTTACACTGGCAGGTGCGTCTGGTGCTTCTGTGGATGTAGCGTTGGTATTAGGATACACTTTTCTCATGAACAGGTCACCCTTGAGTGAAATCATACCCGCAACAGTCTGGTAGTTGTTGATTATGAATCCACCAGTGAACCCCCCGCCTGGCACTGGCACAAATACCCTTTCAACAGGTAGATACTGTTTTGCAAAATCCTGTAGAACCTTGGGTGAGGCATACAGGGCATTCGGCACACCATAGTTGTCAAGAACTATTTGTGCCGCATCCTGTATTGCCTTCTCAGAAAGCGGTTGACCCTTCATATCAATCACATTGTTCGGGTCAATCATGTTCAGCAGTCCGTCAAACTCAACATACTCGGTGCCACCCACATTTAGTTTGGAATTGCCCCACACAAGCGCCCAGTCAAGCTGTTTCAAGAGCCAGAGTATCCCGTTGATATTCTCCCTCGCAACAACATCACCAACCTGTGTCCTCACAACAGTCATAGGATGGGTGACAACCCTGGTTGTGCCGAGGAATTTGACAAATGCCGCTTTCCTGATGTAATCGGATGTCTGTTCTGCAGGCAGTTCACCTTCCAGTGTGAACGCACCACCATACTCAGGACCATACTCTCTCAACTGGGTATACTCCTCAACTGTGCTGTATGCAGGTGTCTTCGGGATGTCTCTCCACAGAACGAGGTGTTCCTCTTTCCAGGTGAGAACCTTGAGTGAGGCTTCCAGTGATTGAACCCTGAGTGCTGCACCACCAACCATCACATCAGTTGCACCCTCAGGTGCACCAGCATAACCAGCCTCAAGTGCCTTCTTCAGTTCCAATACATCAGTTGCAGGGGCTATACCAAACCCTGACCCTGTCTGCTCATAGTCTCTTACATCCATATCTTACAACCTCCTATAACATCCGTCAATCATCATTTTACATAACACTCCAAACATTTGTCAAGGTTTTAGAAATACTCCTCTTACTCCTCTTTAGGTCCTGCATAATATCGTTTCCGTTGTTCTTGATACATCTCTTTTGCCTCTTCTTCCTCAAATCCTGCATCAAGCCACTCTTTCTCAATCGGTTCAGCAGGTCTTTTTGATATCAATTCCTGTGCCTCCTCCGGTGAGATGTATCTTGTGGCGTAATACCCTCCACCATTCTTTGTAGGGTCTTTTACCCACACCTTTATCGGAATGAGGTGTCCAATATCCTTTGTTCCCTTCCTTTTTGCTTTCAGCAAGGAATGAACAACTTCTGCTTTCCGCAGTTCTTCCAGAACCTTTTCACCCTTCTCCACACCGAGTTTCTTGATTATCAGTTCATTGAGAGCAGTGCTATCAACCACCTCTGTTATGGGATTAGAGGGGACAACCAGACTGGGGTCAATACCCAAATTTTTGAGGGTTGTATAGAGTTTTTCATCCATTGTTAAAACTCCCTATTGTTTCCTCAATGCCCTCGGAACTATGCCAAGTGTTTCAAACTTTACAACATCCTCAGCACTGATTTCACCCTTCTTGAAGGCATGTTCAATGTCTGCGTAGGAAATCTGGGTTTTCTCCTCAAACCTGTCTGCGGTGCCAGTATAGGCTTTGGTAATCCCTTTCCTGCCCACTGGTGTTTCTTCAACCTTTGTGAGCCGTTCCTCAATCTTGTCAAGCCTTCCTGAAATCCTGTCAAGAGTATCCTTCAAGCCACTAACATCAACAATTGACTTTTTCAATTCCTTCACTTCATCCTTTATCTTTGCGACTGCCTTGATAACAATCTCCTCTGGTGTCAGGGTAGTCCTCTTTTCCTCAAACTCCTCTTCTTCCTCCTCAATTTCCTCTGTTTCAGGCTCTTCCTCTTCTTCCGCTTCAAGTTCTTCTTCTGTTTCAAGTTCCTCATCTTCTAATTTCTCTTTTGATGGTTTTGCTTTCCTTTTCCGACATGGGTTTGTCTCTGGTTTGACCTCTTCAGCCTCACCACCTTTAACTTCTTCTTGTGTCTTTTCTTCTACTGGTTCTGCCTCTGTCTTCTCTTCTTCCTCTTTTTTCTCTGTTTCAACCTCATCGCCAAACATTTCCTCAATTACATCCTTAACTGCCTTTTGTAGTGGTTCCTGGTTCGTGCTTTTTGCCAGTTCTGACAAGAGTTTTAAAACCTCAATGTCGTCTTTTCTTTGTCCCATTGTTCAAACCTCCTATACATCATCAACTTATATTGTATCCCAACTTACTAACCTGTGTCAAGGTTTTAATCTTTTCAAAACCCCAATTGCCTCCTTTCTTGATAATCCCTTAACAAGTTGTATCAAGGCAATTGCTTCAAGTTCACTTATAGCCTTCTTCGTAGCAAACAGGTTCTCACACCAGCTCCTCAATGATTCTGGCAGTTCATCGCAAATTGACTTGACCCTCGGTTTGATAGGTTCATAGGTTTGAACCTTCACATCCTTGTCAAGGGATTGAGTTATGAGTGCAGAACCGCCAGTCCTCGCCTGTGTAGCCCCTGATGGTGCCCCTGCATACCCGGCGGTTAGACCCTTTATTACTGCCTCAAAGGTTGCCTCGGGATTGATAGGATGTGGACATACTGACACATTATAGACAATTGCCTTCTTTATCACATTCCCATCCCGTTCAACAATCTTTCCTTCAATACTCAGCCCCAATTTCCTTGGATATCCTGCCTTGTGTAGCGCAACTGCCAGATTCCATACATCCCTCGCCTTCGGTTGCGACTTCAGCAATTCACCCTCAAGGTAGAACTTTCGTTCATCAATTTCGCCCCTCAACGGAATACCTATCAAATCTTCAGGGTCATTTGAGTGATTATAGTTTATCCACCCTCGTTCAAGGAAATACTCTATGTCCAGCCCGAGCGGGTTGACAATCTCATTGTCCCTGTCCCTCGCAGAGGTTGAAGCATAACCCCGTATCAGCCAACGGTCAATCTTCTCAGGGTCTTCACCCTTCTGCCATACTGGTTCAAGGTCAGTGTAGAACTCAAAGGTTTCCTTGTCTATCATTGTCTATACCTCCCTATCATTCTACAACACATCTTTTCATCCTGTCAAGTATTTCATTCCATTACCATTTTACAAACATTCAACAATCCAACTGCATACCCTTTACCCTTACTGAACTTCCTTAACACCTTCTTAACATAATTCAGGTCTTCCCTATTCTCAAACTTCACCTCAAGTATCCATTCCTCCTTTTCAGGTTCTGGTGTGGCAACCCTAACATCAGGTTCTGGCAAAGTATCAACCGATGGGTTTAGCATCTCAAGCAACTCTTCCTCTGAGAACCCTGTCAGGGTCAGTTCTTCAACCTTCCAGCCATCACTGACAACTTCACTCAATAATTCTGCAGTTATGTTTCCATCCAGGTGTCCCCTCAACTTATTCATTGAGATTGACTGCACTCGTTCATCATCAGCAGTAATGGTTGCTGGTAGTTCCTTGTAGCCGAGTTCAAGTGCTGCCCTGTATCTATGATTGCCGTCAACTATTGTGTATTTCCCATTTGATTTGTTCTTCTTGACGAGTATGGGTTGAGTGAACCCGAACCGCTTAATTGCAAGTTTCAACCGCTCAAACATTTCGGGTGGCAATACATTCGGGTTTCTGGGATTCTCTTCAAGTTGGTCAATTGGTATGTTTACAATTTCAGATAACCCTGGACTTCTTTTCATCAGAGCTCAACACATATCCTTTCAACAGGTTGAAATACTGCATCAACTTTGCCTTTCGCATCAACTCCTGCCTTATAGCAAGCAACAGATTATCCCTCTCCTTGACCCACTTCTGTAATTCCTTATCTGCTTTCAACTCATCAACCAAGTTCTGCCATGCAATCTGGAGATACTTGTGTAGTTTCTGAACTGAATCCACTCCAATTGCTTCAAACCTTCTTTTCCGTTCTGGGTCTGCCTCCAAATCCTGCCACAACTTCTCAGCATACACCTTCAACCCCCTCGGGATACCTACTTCTGCGGTTTCACCCCTTCGTTGCAATTCCTCAACCATTGCCTCAAATTGTGCCACCATTGCCATCTGCATCCACGGGTCTTTCTTTGCAATACTCCACATGCGGTCTTGTATTTTCTTACTCAATGACTCAAACTCTTCAACCATAGGCACCACTAACGGGTGCATCTGTTTCAATACTTCGGGCTCAATTCTATACATCTCAAGGACTTCCTCAATCTCAGTTGGTGTGTGCTCAGTATATTTGTATGTGAGTTTTGGAACCTCCAGCAACCACTTTCTTAATGCCTCTGTTCCATAACCCACCAAGTTTCTGCCCAAATATGTTTCCACAGAGGCACCTTTCTCAGGGTCATAGTTCTGCATCAACTCGTGAACCTTCATAAACAATTCCTGCTTCAGGTCTTCATAGTAGGAACGTTTCACTTTACCTGGCTGATAATATGCAGACAGCTCTTTCGGCCAGGACCGCCACATAGCATAGTTCACCTGCCGTTTCACTGCAGAACTCTGGATAAATCTGTTCTTTTCCTCTGGTGTCAAGTTCTGGTATCTTATTTTTCCTTCATTCAATAGTTTCACAATCTCTGAAGGGTTAACAATTTCCGGTCGTTCCTTGCCAGTAACAGGGTCAACTACAATTTCAGGCTCCTCTGGCGGAGGTGTAGGCTCCGTTACATCAAGTATTGTGGAAGGTTTAATCTTCCTCCGTTTAGGTGGCTCAAGTGTAAAAATCAATTGGTCAAGCAGCGCTTCTCGGTCAAGTAGTGGCAAATTTTCAACCCGTTCCTTCGTTTCCTTTACCTCCTCTTTGACAACAGGGTCTAACTTCTTTACTTCTTCCTCTGGTTTGACTTCCTCCGCAATCTGTTTCAACTCTTCAGCAAGTCCAGGATATATCTCAAACTCTGGTGTATCAGGTATAACGACTTCACCTGTTTCAGGATGGACCCACCTGAATGCGTAGTATCCGCCTCCGCTTTTAGTCGGGTCTCTCACCCACACTTTTTTTGGTATCAGGTCAGGTCTTGGTGGTTTCTTTGGACCTCTTGGACCTTTTGGTTTTCTTGCTTTGAACACATCTGGAATTGCTTTTATGAGCAGGTCAAGGGTTTTCTCTATTCGGTCAAAACTTTTTGTAACCTTGTTCTCCATCGGTCAACAACCTCCTTTATGTCCTTCATAGTTTTCTGTGTCAATTCTTCAAGTGCTTTACTACTGAATTTAACCTTTTTTGAGGGTCTGCGTTGTTCACCTTTCATCAGAGACCATTCAGGAACATAGTCATCAAGTATGCCAAGTTCAGAAGCCATATACTCAACTACATTCCGCAATTCTTCAAGTGATAAGTCAGTCCTTATCCGCATTAAACCCTGCCCAGTGCCTTCTGTAGAATTCCTTCACCAACCTGCTTAATTGTTTCTGACGACACAAGTAATGGTGGTGGCAGTGTCAACTTATCAATCATATACTCAATTGTGGATTTTGACAACTGGTATGCGGAACCAAGTCCAAGCAGGTATCCAACATTGAATGCAGATAACCTTCTTAATACCGGGTCATTGTAAGGTGCTACATAACTTTTCAGCAAAGAATCAACAAACTTTGCCAGTTCCAAACCGCCCTTACAACAATCCAGCCTGAATGATTCTGCCTTTTCAAGGTAGTTCTCTACACCCCTTGACAGTCTGACACCTAACCTTATTGCAGACATAGGTGCAGGCAAGAGTTTTGCTTCTTCTGGTTGTGGTGGTTCTGGAATTGATTGCAAATTCACAACCCGTTCAAACAATACCCTCGCAAGTGAATTCTTGTTTATGGCATTCTTCACATACTCGGTATCAATCTCAATATCCCTCAATGCCCTGGAGTAATCATGAAGGTTGCCTCTCCAATCACCACTCAACACCTGTGCCTTGATGTAATCCGCAAGTGCATTCATTCTACTCCCTTTGTCAAGCGGTAGTATTGATGACATCAGTGATAACAGGCGGTGTGGCAGGTTGCCTGCAAGGATATCACTGCAAACATAAATGGTTTCAAGTTGTATTGTAGAGTCAAGTATCTGCTTTGCCGCAGTTGATGGTATCACACTATTTATACGCAGTATGGCAGTTGCCTTTGTCAGGTCTGCCTGTGTTAGTGCCTTCTTGTGTTCCTCAACCCACTTCTTCGCTTCTGCCTTTGACCACTTCTCCTTGTCAAACCTGTATGACTGTATTTCAGTGCCAGCCTCACACTTACCACCCTTGAATTTACCCTTTGGACAACCGATTACCGCCCTTATACCCTTATCCTCTGATATGGTTATGTATCTGAATGATTTGGGGTCATACTTATCTGGAGATTTCACCCTTATACGGATTTCATTCGGTGTAACTTCAACTGCTTTTGTTATGGTGGCAGAAGGCTCAGGCGTCAGTGGTTGACCCTCCCACCAGTCAAGTATGCGATAATCATCATGAGTGAGTAGTGGCAACCATGCTTTTTCCTTACAATATTTCTCATACAACTTTCTTGCCCGTTTCTCCACATTCGGGTATCCGTGTTGTGCGGCTCTAACAATCGCCGCTCGCAGCAGTCTGCAGTTTATTGTGCCATCCTTGTTCTTGTAAGGAAACTTTCGTTCCTTAGGCAATAGGAAGTGATGAGCAGGTAATTCCCTGCGTTCTGCAGGGCGTTTCAGCCATTTCAGTTTTGATGGTGGTATGTCTTTGGTTTTCTTTTCTGCCTTCTCAATGAGTTCTTCTTCCATAGTTATACCTCACTCTATTCATTATTATCATCACAGTCCAATTCTACCATATCACCTTCCTTCCTGTCAACCCTGTGAAACCTGTATGTCAACGACTTTCCACCTCTCAAAACTGACAATGAAGGTCTTGTTGATGGTCTCAGCCTTGGTGGAGGGTCAGGGTTGACATAGTGTAGTGCAATCCAGTATTTGAACACAATTTCCATTTGCTCAGTCCAGGTGCTGTGATATAACACAAACACAATTCGGGTGAAGTGGTGGTATCGTTGGTCGCCACATGTGTTTAGGTCTACCCGCATTTGTGCCATTCATAAGCAAGTCTTTCAGAAAGAATACTCGTCTGCTTTCAATGTTTCTTGGGTCTTCAAGGTATATGCGTTTGCAATCATCACAAGCATCAGGACGAACTAACATTTTTACCTTTATCTGGTCTGGTGGAATCCCCAATTGGATACTCCTGCCAATCATGCCTGAAACTGCCCCAAACTGGTGTGCGGATAGCCCTTCTGCCCTAACTGCCCGTTCAAGTGCATCTACAACCTTTCTGCCTGCCTCATCAAGGAACTGGCGTAACTCAGCTTGTGTCTTCAATCTATCCGCAGGAGTTGCTTCTATGAAATACTCCACTAATGAACTCTGGAACCTGTTGCCAAACTCCTGTTTCAACTTGTGTAGATACATATTCAATGAATCCTTTATCCGTCTTATGTTTGTCTCTCGCAGGTAATCAATCTCATCATCGGTAAGTTCCGGTGCATCTTCCAGCACTTCATCCAGTGGGCGGTCATCAGGCTCATCAATCTCGTGCTTGCCCAACTTGAATGCCAACACAAGTGGGGACACCCTCGGTAACCGTTTTCGTATCAATCCACCTTCCCTAACCTTCCTCAATGTATCGCGGTCAACATGGTCCACTCCAGCAAGTAGAACCGTCAGAGTATCAAACAGGAGGTCAAGTAAGTCGCTGACTGTTCGTAGTATTGTTCTTTTTCTTGCCATTCAACGTTACATAAACGGACACATAGTTTGAGAGTTGCCTGACCTCTTCTGCAAATTCATCAAGTGTTTTTTGCAGTGATGCCAGAACACTTGATAACTGGTGATACACATTTGGACAATCATTCAGCAACCCATTCATTTACTTACCTCCAGCAAAGTCTTCAATCATTTAAACAGGTCCTCATTTCCGAGTGTTCCGCTCAATTGTGTTTTTAACACTACAATTGTGGTCTTGAGGGCACTCAAGGTCCTGGTCAATTCCGCAATGACATTGGTCAGTTGTTGTATCACTTTCTGCTGGTGTGTATTCTCATTCTCAAGCACCGACAATCGCCTGTCAAGGTCCTGAATTGCATTCCTCATGTCATCCACTTTTGAGAAATACTGGTTGAAGAAGAACCCAATTAAACTAACTACTATCAACACAATTCCATTCAATACTATTGCAATTACCTGCATCATCAGTCACTACCTCGCATAGTCATGAATTATCTTATCATACGAGTTGTAGAATTGTCAAGAAATAGTTTTGTTTTTCACTTGACTTGTATTCACTTCTATGGTATGAATAGAGTATGAAAGGAAAAAACAAACTGAATGAGTTTTTTGAAGGGTTGAAAGAAACTTACAAAAAAGAAGTGAAGTCCAGAAAGGACAGAATTGACTCATCTGTCCTGAAGGCGATTCCCTATACAGAAAAGAAGAAAGTTGAAATCACCTACACCACCAATGAATTCACATGTTTGTGTCCATGGACAGGTCTTCCTGACTTTGGAAAACTGACAATCACCTACTTGCCTTCAAACAAAGTCATTGAACTGAAATCACTCAAGTTCTATTTACTCTCATTCAGAAATGTCGGGATAATAAATGAACATGCAGTTGCAAGAATTTTAGAAGACCTTTCCACACTTGTGAACCCGGAATGGATGGAAGTAAGGATAGAGTTCACACCAAGGGGAGGAATCCAAACAATCGCCTCTGCAAGGTATCCTGAAAAGAAGTGCAAGTAGATGAATACCTAATCCCCTCAAACTGGGCACTGAAACACTGGTTCGTCAGGAATCGTCCTGTGCGGTTCTACAACACAGAAGACCTGCGACAATACCGTCCATTCCTTGTCGGGTATCTCAATGACCTTCACCCATACAAGGTGGCACTGAAGGCAAGGCAGTTAGGGCTTACTGAAGTAAGTATAATTGAGATTGGATGGTTAGTAAGTGTTCCCGATGTGTCATTGAAAATAGTGTATTGTTTTCCGAGAGGCAGGCAAAGCAGTGAATTCAGCAAGACGCGGTTTGACCCTGCTATACAATCATCACCACTATTGAGTAGCATGATAAGGGAATCAAGTGCAGGAATGAAACGCTTTGATACACCAGCAGGGAACAGGGTATTTGTTGAAATCAAGTCCACCTGGGAGGAAGAATTCGGTGAGGCGACTGATGCGGACATAATCTATTTTGATGAGTATGACAGGATGCGCAAGGATGTATTACCTGCATTTGAGGAATCACTCAAGGCTTCACACTTCGGCTGGAAACGGTTCATATCCACACCTACACTACCAGGGGTAGGTATAAGCAATGAGTATGCGATGTCAGACAGACGGAAATGGTTTATCAAGTGTGAACACTGTGGTGAGTGGCAGTATTTAACCTACAAGGATAATGTGATACAGACAAAGGGTTCAGAAGACCTTATGCGGCTGATACTTTCTGGTGAAATCACCGAACTGGAGGAGGACACATTCATTATCGGGTGTAGAAAGTGTAAACGGAAACTCACCAGACTTGAGGATGGTGAATGGGTTGCTGAAAATCCATCAGTGAAAGATGTGAGAGGCTACCATTTCACACAACTGATGGCACCGTGGATTAGTGCCAACCAGATAGTATTGTCGGTGCAACGCTACAAACTGCGGTCAATCTGGTATAACTATGTATTGGGTGAACCATTCAAGGAAGAAGGCACCACACTGACAATACATAGTTCTGGTGAATTACCAAAGCCTGGGAAACCACCTGATGTTCAATCAGTTGCAGTTGGTATCGACTGGGGCAAGGTGAACTGGGCAGTGGTGATTGGAAAGACAATCAGGGGGCATATCCAAGTGTTATCAGTGCTTTACTCACCTGACACTTCGGAACCACTGGGTGGCGTGAAAGCGCTCACAGAAAAACTATTACCATACAATCCCGACATAATTGTTGCGGACAGTGGGTGGGGCATAGACAGGATTGAGTATCTACGAAGTGTATTCGGAAAAAAGGTGTGGGGTTGTTTCTATGCGAGACGCCGCATAAAGACATTCTCACCAGAATGGAACAATAACACTGGTGTTGTGCAAATTGCAAAAGTTGCCCTCATAAAATACCTGAAACAATTACTTGACCAGAAGTTATTATTGAACCTCAGTGAACTGAATGAGCAGGGCAGGTTGCTGAAACGTCATGTTGAAAATGTATTCATACTTGAACAGGAAGATGAAACAGGCATCATGGAGGAGGTTGTCAAAAGTGGTGATGACCACCTATTGCATTGTCTCGCATACGCAGTATTGGGATTGACCAGACAAACACCATTACAGAGCGCCAGAACATCAGTATTGACAATCAGCCTGTGAAAGGTATATAATGGAACCATGATTTCAAAACTGATTGAACTCATACCAGCAAGGACAACCAGACATGACACAATTGAGAAAGCAGCTATACCAGAAGCAGTGAAGGAACGAAAGGGACTGCGGGTTGACCCCTTTCAGGTGCTTACCGCACTGACCTATAAAGACAAACCCTCTTCAATATCCTATGACATACTCAGGGCAATGGCAGCAAGGGATGTGGTGGTGAGTGCAATAATACAAACAAGGATTGCACAGGTATCAAGCCTGTGGCGACCCTCAACACAGGACGCTTATGGTAGAGGCTGGACAATAAGGACGAGAGACCCCAAGAAAAAACTTACACCAGCAGAAGAAAAGTTTGTGCGGTGGATGGAAATGTTCATACTCAAGTGTGGCTATACCGAGAATAAACAGCGAGACAACTTTTTGACATTCCTGAAGAAAATTATCAGAGACAGGCTTGTGTTAGACCAGGTTGCAGTTGAAATTGTCAGAAACAGGAAAGGTCTGCCTGCAGAATTCTATGCCCTTGATGGTGCAACGATAAGATTAGTGGTTGACAAAGATGGGAACATAACTGGCTACAAACAGGTTGTATTTGGTCAACCGAGAGTTGAGTTTGACCTTGATGAACTTGTGTTTGCAGTTGCTAACCCGCGGTCAGACCTGAGAGTCAACGGCTACGGGTTCTCAGAACTTGAGATGCTCATGCATGTGATTACCTCGCACCTGTATGCAGAGGAGTATAACCGCAGGTTCTTCTCACACGGGGCAATACCAACGGGGTTGCTGGTATCAAAGGGTGCAGAGATTACACAGGAACAACTATACTTTTTCCAGCGTGTGTGGGAAAGCACTCTTGCAGGGGTAGTTGCCTCACACAGAATCCCGGTGTTATCGGTGCCAGCAGGCGGTAGTGTCGAGTGGATTGAGTTGATGAAGTCAAACAAAGATATGGAGTGGGGCAGGTGGATTGACTACCTGATTAACTGTGCCTGTGCGGTTTACCTCATTGACCCTGCAGAGGTGAATTTTCCACCGAGGGGTGAGGGCAGACCATTATTTGAGAAGGGGCAGGAAGCAAAGCTGGTGTATTCCAAAGACAAAGGGTTACGACCATTACTGAACTTCATAGAAAGCATTATCACCGAGAATTTCGTATGGCCATACTCAGAGGACTTTGTGTTTGAGTTTGAAGGTATTGATGTCCTTGAAGAGGAACGACAAGCTGAATTGATTGATAGGGAGACAAGGGTTTACAAAACTATAAATGAAGTCAGGCTTGAAATGGACTTACCACCACTACCATATGGTGACATAATTAGAGACTCACACTATATGCAATTGATGATGTTTGGTGGTATGGCTGGAGTTACCCCCACAAAGGGTGAACGACTCAATGAGAGCGAACCAGACACATTGAAGAAAGGAATAACCTGCAAACCAGAAGATAAGAAGGAAATTGTGATTGAATTGTGATGTGACATGACTGATATTGATACCACAAAGGCAATTCTGGGATTGGTAAAGAAGAAAGTATGGGTAAGAGACCCGAGAGTGAAGGGTGGTGGATACTATGCATACAGGCATGTATCACCAGGAACAACGGAAGTGCCAAAAATCAGAATTTACTCAAGAAAAGAGAGGGTGAGGCGACAGGTGCTATTCCCTACATACCCTGGTGAACAAGAGAAAGAGGTTGAGACAAGGGTATGGTATTTTGACATCCTGAAGCCCAGACCTGGTGAAAAAACTGGTGAAGTGGTAGGCACAAGGGGTCCGTATATGACAAGGTTTGGGGCACTGGTTGATGCTATAAAGTTTCTGAAACAAACTCATGGAGCAGTCAGTCCACATGATATAGAGTTATTCACTGAACAAAAAGAACGAGCAGAAACACAGAAACGATGGGAAGAGTGGGTATCAATGTATACGAAGGCATACACAGTTGCGTCAATCTTGACACTATTACCAGCATTGCTGAAAAAGGCAGACAACCTGAAACAGAACCGAACCACCAGACCAGATGAAGGTGACTTGAAGGGATTGATTGATGAAGCAGTTGATATACTCGGCAAGGGACTGCATGACCGCATAACACACCCTGAAGGTGATGTATTGACCCATACCATACATGTCCTCGCTTTACTGAAAATGTTTGATGCACCATTCAGAATAAGGCTCGCAGGATTATTACACGACATCGGCAAATCTGAAACCACATACATACATTCGCCAGAACGCATACGACACCCCGACCACGACACAATAGGCGGTGAGAAGGCAGAAAAACTACTACTGAAACACAACTTCCCACCACAACTATCCAGAGACGTCCGCTGGCTCACCGAACACCACATGCTACTGCGAGACTGGAACAAACTACCTGCCGAAGAAAAATCCGAAATCGCAAACCACCCACTCTTTGAAGACCTATACTACCTCACCACCGCAGACTGGATTGCACGCTTCATACCAGACATCAAAAACTACCTCCAGGGCAAAGGCATCACGAAACTCACCACCGCACAAGAATCAAGGGATTAAAAATTTTTGAATAATTCTAAATCTTAATGACATAAAATTTTATAACCTATTTATACAATCGGTTATTTTATGTTTGTGTAACCTGCTGTTTTTTGGATACTTTTTCACAGGAAGTTAGTTGAAGGTTTCTTATATATACGCCCCTTTGTAGGTTAGGTATGTGGCGGTTATATATATAATGAAAGGAGCAGATGAAAAGAACCTGCTCCTAAATCTAAAAGAAAGGAGGTGAGTAGAATGGCGGACAGGAAACCAAAAACACAGGAGGCTCCCACAGAAGTCCCAAAAAGGAAAGAGCCCGCTCATGTGAGGTGGAGCAGGCTCGCCAAAGCGTTAGCCAGAAGGCTCCCATCCCCTTACACCGAACAGGTGAGCGAAATCGCCCAGAAAATCGCATCCCAGGAAATCAAACTCAACCCTACCCCCGCCAAAACATCCCTCATTGGACAAACCGTCAAGACCCCTTACGGCGAAGGAAAAATCGTCAGAGCCATTCAGGGATTCTACGAGGTTCATCTATTCGACCCGCCAGCTCAGGGTCCAAAAGTCGTCTTCCTGTCCAGAAAAATCCAGAAAGCCTCCTGAGAAAAAGAAGAGGGGGTAGCCCAAAACTACCCCCTCCCCCAAAAAATCCCAAAAACCCAAAATTCCAAAAAAATCCCAAAAAACCAAAAATTCCAAAAAACCCTTGAATACCAACATACCAAACCCTAGGGACACGGGTTTTAGGTTAACCATAATGAAAACCGCACCTGCTCAGGGGGGGGGTTCAAGTTCCTCTGTAGGCAGGTAGACCCATAAGACCTCACCCGGAAGGGTAGGCAGGGAAAGGGAAATGAGGTGTGAAATGAAGACAGGGCTAATAACATACGGAGATAAGGGAGGGCGAGGATTGTATGTTTGCCCTCTCTTGTATAGTGTTTGAAGAGGGGGGGCTTACTCCTCCTTTTTTTATTCTCCCAGGCGATTTTTAGTCGCCCGGGAAGATAGGGTCGCAATTCCCTGCCGGGAATTAGGAGGGGGTCAGCATTCCACACAGGAAACAGGAAAGGGGGAGGTATGGGGGAGGAGGGGGACATACCTTTTTTTAACTTTTTTTAACTTTTTTTAACCTTTTTCAGGTTGTTTAGGGGTTTGAGGTTTTCTGGGGGAGGGGGTTCTCTGGAAAGGGTTTTAGACGCTGGTTTTACTTTTTTATTTTGGGACTTTTGTGGGAATTACAGGGTGGCAGTTTGGGATTACATTCGGGGAACAGGGATAGGTGAGAAGACCTGATTTTACGGGGTTTTGGGGTAAGAATGGGTGAGAAGACCCGATTTGACGATTTGGTGTGTCAATTTTTTGACAGGTAGAGGGAGGGATGTGGAAGGTGGGTTAGCCCTCCTATATCCCTGTAGGGATATAGGAGGGTGATTTTTGCAGAAGGAGGTATCTGGAGGGGGTAGAGGTTGTGCAGGAGGGGGATTTTATTTTTGTGGAGTGGATTCTGGTTTGGTTTTATTTTGTTTTAAGAGGTCCAGTTCAAGGGTTTTAGTGGTTTTTGAGAGTTCATTTATGTTAGTTGAAGAGAGTGATTGGAGTGGGGTAATGATTTTCTGGAATGTGATGGACAGTGTTTTTTGTGTGGGTGGTTCGGTCTGGTAGCCCCGTATGGTTGAGATTGTTTTGAGTATGGATAGTTGTGTGTTGACGAGTTGTGTGTAGTCGGACACGCGTGGTTTGTAGTCTTCGGATTGTAGTTTTTCGGACAGGCGTTTAAATGCGGTTTGTATGAGGTGTTTGGTGCGGGTAGTCAGGAATGTGTATTCCTTGAGGTCCTCAATGTTTTGTAGTTGTGTGGAGATGAAGATGAGTTCTTTGAGTTTGTCCTGCAGGGGTGGAAGGTTGTGTTCGGGTAAGCCATGCTTGACGAGGCGTTTGACGGTTGACACTGGCAGGTTGAGTGCAGTTGCAGTTTTGTTTATGTCTGCGAATACCCTGTATTGTGCCCACACTTCTTCATAGAGTTGGGGGGTAAGTTTTATTCTTATAGTAGCAGTATGTTTCTGTGGTTTCGGTTTAGGTTTCCGAATCATTGTTATCAATATTCAGCTGTTTACTCACGTAATCAAGTGCCAGTGATACCACCTCTGCAGGAGTGGTCAATCCGAGTTGCTCACACAACTTCTGAACAACTATCCCATACTCTCTCGGTAGTGTAACTACAAAGAGACGTCCTACTGCAGGGCTACTTCGTTCCCGTGGTGGTGATGTAATAAACTTCATTTCGTCACCTGGTTGTCCTTCTTCACCTTCATCTGTCATCAAGTTGATAGTTGACTCATCCAGACCTGTGAATAGTGACACCTCCTCAACATCAGCACCCTCTTTCATCAAGTCAGATACCAGGTCAAGGTATGGGTCAGGGTCAATCTCTGCAGTGATATTAAATGCAAGCATTGCTAGGTCAAGGTCTTTCGGGTCAACATCTTCAGGAAATACAAACGCAGGAATCCACTTGTAACCCTTCTTCTTTGCCATATCCAGCCTGTGGTGCCCGTCAACCATATAATAACCACCGTCCTTACCCCTGTGGACCAGTATGACTGATGCCAATCCAAACTTCTCAAATGACCTGTCAAGTGCCTGCCAGGTCCGTGCATCCATCCGCCTGTAGTTCCTGCGTCTAAATTTGACACTATCAACTGGAATGAGTCGTATCTCTTTGCCATTACCCAGCGGGATTACTACATCAGGCACTACTGACTGCTTGAGGTCTATTCCCGCCACAGCAGGCTGCCGCAGTTCTTCGCCCCTACTATTACTATTATCACACGGTTGCCTCTTTATCTTTGCTTTCATTATCAACCCTGTCCCAGTCAATACCCTTCTTCTTCCAGTAAGCTGTATACCATTGCTCTAATTCCTTGTATGCCATAATAGACTTACGCAATGGTCTAACCCAGGCATCTACACCGCTTCGTCTCTTTTTGGTAAGTATTGTTCTAACGATGATGTCGTCATTGAGTTTCAACGCCTCCAGCAAGACATTACCATCGTGGGGTTTACTCTTGCCACGAGTTCCAACCCTTGCACTTTTGAACCTGCCAGATTGATTATCCCACTTCAATACTTTACCATAAAAAAGGGGCATAGCCCAGGAAATAGAGTCAACCGAGTAGTAAGGAATTCTGAGCAGAAGGCTCGGTTTGATTGATGCAAACCCGTGCATACGCTTCCCTTCTGCATAACCCCTGTATGTGAGACTCACTGTGGTATCAATCGCATTCTCCGTGTTCAACGCTGCGGTAAGTGCTGAAGTTGCAAAGTATCGCACTGCGGAGTTGCCAAACACAAACTCAACATCTGCCTCGTATGTCTGCGGCCTTATTGCGAAGATAACAGGAATACCTGTTTCTTTCTGGAATGGCAGGAAATAGTGTAACCGCCACCGTTCAATCTCCCTGTATGGCAACAGGTTCTGAAGGTCTAACTCAACTACCACAGATGGTCGCAGACGTTCAGGCAAATCCGATATCCACTCAAGATAACTCACTAAATACCGTTCGTAAACTGAAACTGAATACAATACCTGCTTCCGTGCATACAACATCTGAAAACTGAATGCCCCTGAATCAAGAAACCAATCAATGCGTCCCCATTTACTATACAAACCACTCAGGAATGACTCAATCGCTGACAATCTGTGGCGTTGAGTCCTACTTGGTTTGTTATTATTGGATGTGAGTGGAAACAACTTGAATGCAGAAAACAGAATCCTCGCTTCTACACCATCATCCGCAATAAAGATTTTATGCATACCATCTATACTACCAATTGATGCGAGATACACTTTCATTGTTTTTCACCTATTGCCTAACGGATTTGGTAACCCGATAACACTCAGAAATTCTGCCCGCGGTGCTATCTCCGTGAATACACCGCTTATGGCTGAAGTGGATACCGATGTGTTGAATCCAACCTGCACACCCCTCAATGCCATACAGGTGTGTATCGCTTCCACAACAACAATACAATCCCTGATACCGCGTTTCTGTAATTCATCAACAATCCGCTGTGTTATTACTTCCTGTGTGTTCAATCCGACGGAAACTAACCTGACTATACGGACAAGTTTTGAGATACCTACGATTTTGGCTCTACGTCCCGACGGGATGTAACCAATGTGTATCCATCCAAAGAATGGCAAAAGGTGGTGCTCACAGAGACTGAAAAAAGGTATTCGCCGGACAATTACCATATTCCTGTAATTGAATGCATCGAATTCACGCCACTCAAACTTACTCTGTTTGAACCAGTCGGCATAGAACTTTGCAACCCGTTTCGGCGTGTCTCTCAACCCCTGAGACTCAGGATTGTAGCCGAGTGCCACAATCAGTTGCCGAATAGCCCGTTTAACACCTTCTTTGTTCACCCTCATCTTGTGCCAAACCTCATCATACCTATTTTAGCATAGTTGCAAAGAAACCGCCAGTGCAGAAGTGCGGGACTATGCACTAAACACTCTGAACACTTACCAGTCAACACCATCCCTTCTCCTGAAATGTGACTCAATAACACTCTGCGAGTTTCGGAATGTTGCCACACTTCTGATAAGGTAGTGTCAAGTATGTTGCCATACACATTCGGGTATGACTTGTCCCAACAGAAACAACAGGATACCACATCGCCATCTGACTGGATTGAAACCGAAATAAAAGGATTGATACAGGGGTCGGAATGGAGTAAAGTCAAGTCAACCGATTGGGTGAAACACTCAGGTGCACTCCGAACTATCACATTCCTGTTATTATACTTTTCTATGAGTGAGCTAACAAACTTTTGCACTTCTACTAACTCGTCGTCAGGATTCACACACTCAACAAACTGAATGTCAATCGGCTTGTCCCTGCGGATTTTGAAGAGTTTCTCAAGGTTCATACGGAATATGTCAAAGTTGCGTCCTTTTCTGTAACTCTGTGTGTCACAACTTATTGTGAGTGCATCAAACAGGTTCAGACACTCACTGAACTCTATAAGGTTCGTGCTTAACCCTATGAGTTGTTTCACATTTGACTTCAACCAGCCAACAATTGTTTCAAACTGCGGATGCAACATACTCTCACCATACATGTGTAATTCAAAATAGAATGTGTGCTCAAAATCACCACGCCTGAACATCTCTTTTAATAAGTTAAAATCAAAATAGCGGTTCCGTCTTGGAACCTCACCTTTTGACACAGGACAATACGAACACTTCAACTGACATACACCACCGACAAGTTCCACCTGATAGATAGCAGGTAAGTCAATGAATGAGTATGTGTGATAATCCATCAAAACCCCATCTGTGTAAGTATTCGGTCAATACTATGGTTGAACTGACTCACAATCCGCAGTAAATCTCTATGTCGTTTCTGCCACATACCTTCATTCAACAGGAGGAACTTACACACTTTACTAACTGCATCTGCGGTTGAGTCATAAAGGTATTCATATGGATAAATGTCCGCATACGATAATGCGTTTGGTAACACTGGGATACAGCCTAACACAACTGCTTCTGCAACTGCAATTCCAAAGGTCTCCTGTTTTGCGGCACTCAATACAATCTTACTGTTTGCAAGTATCTCATAGTATTCCCGTTTACTCCTGTTCTCCACTACTGGAATAGTATAACTGACTGGTCGTCTGAGTGTTCTACTAATGCGTTGCACGAGTTGCATAAACTCGGTAATGCCTTTCTCAGTATCAACCCGCCATGGATACACTATGTCCCACCTGCGGTGTTTGAAGTCAGGAATGTGTTTAACCTGTGATAGTATCTCATCTGTATTGAATGGTTCACCTGTTACAACCACTTTGTCTGCATACTGCGGAAATTGTTTGGTAATCAAGTCTCTGTGGAATCGTGTTGCAACAAACACTTTCTCGAATATGTTGAACCATGCCTGCTCCTCCCAGAACAACCAAGGAACAAGATTGAACCTGTGAACATAGTCATGCTTGTCCCAGGTGCCCGCATGCATAAATGAATACAACCTGACATTGTAGTATCCAATCTGCGGAAGGTATTGTGCAATCTGTTCTACACCAGGAAACTGACCATCATCAAAGAAAATGACATCACCATTCCTCAGAATGCCTTTTGCTACAAGTTTGTGTATTCTAACAAGTTGTGTTGCCCTGTAGTGTGAGATTGACACAGGGTTGAACACAGAGCCAATAGATACTGCAGTATTGAGGGACTTGCCAAATACAATTTTATAATCAATCTGCCGTCTTTTGAATCCTGCTTCAAACCACCTTATCCACTGCTCAGAGTAACGGTTCGGGTATGGTTCAATTGGCACATAAAAGAGTCTCATTTTACATCTATCGGCTTCACTATTGCACCAACCTCGTTGTCTTCAAATACTGCCACTTGTTTCACACTATATCTCAGCCTCAGTAATTCTTCACATATTGTAGTTGCAATTGACTCACAACTACGGTTGCCAAACTGAAATGCCCCCAACCTATCCCTCTCAAAGGTCCGGTTGAGCAGGTCAAGAAGTTCCTGCCGAAACATAAAGAACTCTATCTGCCTGTCAGCTGACTCAATTACACTAACCGTGATTCTGAATAAGTGTTGGTGTGGATGTTTCAAAAACTCTACAGGCTCCTTCGCACCCATGTAGTAGTGAATTCCAGAAACATAAACTGAAACTACAATTTCTTTTTCAAACACTATTGCCATCCTACCAACCTGTGCACCTGCGGTAATACCCTGACCGGGAATGTCAGTAACCTGCTGATTCGCACTGCTTTTCTGTATGCAACATCTGAGACCATCCAGTTATCGCCAACTTTCACTGAAACAGGTTGTAAGAATACTGCACGCATACCCGCCATCAACTCCTTCACACAGGGATAACACATTTTTTTGATTAAGTCAACAAACACATTCTCATAAGCATCAACTGGGATTACAATTTTCAGTTCACCCCACATACTCACATTCAATTCATACTTCGGCGGTTTTGGTGACACTGCAATGTATGTCATTGATAGAATTGAAGAAGGTTCTACAGGGATTGTGCCATTCGTCTGTATGTTTATCCGTAGAAGCGGAAACCCTGTGCTCTGCAGCGTCTTCACCAATAACTCAACACCTTTTTTCTGCAATAATGGCTCACCACCAGTAATACACAGGTCGTAAGGTGAGTGCTTGCTCAACCCCATACCGAATAGTTCTGCAACAATGTCCCTGATACTAACTACTTCTGCCTTCCTGCTACCATCCCTCGCATAAGTGGTATCACAGAATTGACACTGCAGATTACAACCTGCAAGCCTCAAGAAGATAGTTGGTGTGCCAACCCGCTGTCCTTCACCCTGAAACGACTGAAACAACTCAATTACCTTGAGTGTGGTTGAGTTGAGTAATCTGTCAGATGGTGCTCTTGCCACAATTAGATAATAACACATTTAGTTCGCTAGTCAATTCTTTTTTTCCATAATTCTACTTCTCTGTTCGCTACTATTCCATACTTCCAGAACTTATACCCTTGCTTTTTTATCTTTCTTTTGAATTCAGGGGGTCTATGGTCTGAAACTATGATGATTTTATAGGCTTTCATGACTTTTTTTGAGGTCAAAAAGAGTATAGGATCTATGTTTTTCATTGTATTTTATTAAGATTGTCTCGGTGCGAGGCTGTTTTTCCAATAACGCTCCTTCACCTTGAAGTCCTGAATTCCTTGCCCTGACAACCGCAAAGCATACTACTTGAAAATCCTTTCTCTGCCAGCCCGCCTTAACAAGGGGTTCATAGATAGGATGGTAATAACAAGAAAGCATTGCTGAACCCTTAATGCTCAATAACAATTCCACTAAATCCTTATGGTCTTCAAGTGTCATTTCATATTCATACTTTCCTTGACGCCTTGTCTCTGGTATATATGGGGGGTCATTATAGAAAAAGGCATCTTCATAATCATAACGAGGAATAACTTTTCTGAAATCATCGTTCTCAATCTGAACCTTGAAAAGTCTTTGATGGATTAAAGGAAGTTCATCTATTATAGAAAGATATTCACTTACAGGACCTGCCATTCCTCGCCAGCTTTCCTTTATAGTATAACCCCAGCAACTGTTAATTCCGTTCATTGACTGCCTGAAAAGAACAAAAGTTTTCACCGCCCTTTCAATGTCATTTTTAGGCTCTAACTTTCTATAATACTTAAATTCTTCCCTTGAATAAGGTATCAATGAAACTTGCCTGTGAAATTCCTTGAACTTCTCAGGGTCCCGGATAACACGAAATAAATTGACAAGGTCGCCGTCAACATCGTTGTAAACTTCTACTGGTGAGGGTGGCTTGGCAAGAAGGATTGAAGCACTGCCTCCAAATACCTCCACATAGGTGTGGTGTCTGGGAATAAATTGGAGCAACTTCTTTGTCATTTGTCCTTTCCCTCCGTAATACCGAATTGGACTTCTCATTCCTTCTCCCACGGAAACACAATATACTTCTGGTTATAAATTGTCTTACCAACAACAACCTGCCTCGGATACTTCAATTTTGCCTTCTTGCCTCTTTTGAGCAATGCTACACCTACAATCCTTGCATCAACTTGCCGTAGCATTTCAACCCACCTGTTCATTGTTCCACCAGTCTCAATTATGTCATCCACAATCACAACAATCGTAGCACCTAACATCTTAACCATCATAGCTGCATCAGACGGTGTATACATCGGTGCCTTGAACTCAGAATGTGCCAACCATACCATAAGCGGGAGTTGCTTGCTGAATTTCTCAAACAAGAACCTTGCAAACCATTTACCGCCATCAGGAATACCTGCAATCAGGATTCGGTCACCAGGTCCTATCTTAAGTTTGTGCCTCAATGCATAGAAACACCTTGAAGCAAGTAAATACACTTCCCTGCCTGTCAACTCTTTGACACCTTTCAGCCCAAACCTTTTTACTTCTGCTTGTATGTCAGTCATGACCTACCTCCCTTCAAGTAAGGTCAATCTCCCGTATAATTCGTGGTCTAACCCACTTCTTCTTTTTCTGGTTCTTCTTCGTCTTCATTGTTGTTATCCTCATCCTCGTTGAGCCGTTCAAAATACATTGCTTCATACTCTGCCCAGATAGGGTTGACCCAGTATGCCCCAATACAATCCTCCAACTTCATTTTAATCCCCCTTTGTCATTCACCAGTTCCTGGACCAATTCCTTGAACCGCTCCTTTGGCATCACTGAAACAGATAAATGCTCAATGTATGTGCCTGGCTTCTTAATATCATATACGAATGTGCCATACTGCCAGTGTTTGAAGAATAGTAAGTTCTTATACCTGAATGTGCCTTCCCAGTTCAATAACTCGTGGTAGAGGGTATCAAGGTCATTAACTACACTCACTTTGTGAAACCGCTTTGCTTCTACAATCCCTGATGGGTCGCCTTCGGTGAAGTCAGCCATCCCTGACAACCACTGGTTCTCACTAACTATCTTCCTAATAATACTCTCAAAACTATCCTTTTTCTTCATACTTTTACCTCCCTTCTATATCCTTCAAAAGTTGAACCGCATGAATAACCCTGCCTGCCAGTTCTTATCACTATCAATTACACCATATCCACCTAAATCCACTTGCCTGAACATAAATGGAACATACTCAATTCTGGGTGAAATGACCCACTCTGGGATGAGTGATACATCTATACTGACATTACCTCGCAACAAGCTGAACACCCTTTCCCTTTTAGGTTTCAACTTTGGACACTCTGGGCATTTTATCTCCAACTGGGTAAGTGTTGCACTTATTGGCTCTGGGCATTTTGTAATTCCAGATGGAAATGTTATAGTAGCTGTAATCTCCCCTGAATAGGGTTTCTCCTGATATTTCACGATATACTTTGTTTTCCATTTGTAAATTACCTGTGTAGCAGGTTGTGGGCTGACCTGTTCTACTGGGCACACTTGCTGATTGTCCGTTATATGTGGACCTGGATTTGGCGGTGCTGGTTGAGGTTTACATAGTTCATACTGGACATACAAGGCAATGATAAGCAGGATATTCAAAACAATTGAAATTGCAAATGCTTTCCTCATTGTTTTGCCTTCCTCCCTGGTTCAACTACCTCATATCCAAACCCTTCTTCATCCCATTCCTTCCGTATTGTATTCCAGCATTTCTGACAATACAACCTGCTGTAATCCTCTATGTGGTAGCAGGTATCACCCTCAATGAACAGGTGATTACAACTATCACAAATCAACGGAACTTCATCTGCCCTTTTACTGAGTATCAACTCTGCATTACCTTTTGTGTCATAACTCCATAATTGCAGAACTGGTCTCTCAGGCGGCATTCTAAATCTGTTATACGCCTCCTTATAACTCATTACCTCTACCTTCACTTTCATTTTTGTCTTTACCTTCATATTACACCTCCTTCATTTCATTCTCACCTTCAAACTCCCACTCCTCCTTCATTGCCTTATTGCAGGTTGGACAGGTTGGTGGATACCCGAATGGTGTCCTCGCAAGCCTGTATTTGACCAGATACTTCGCTCTTTCTTCCAGCACATTCTTCTCAAACTTAATTTCAATCTTATTACCACACTCACACATTGCCCTATATACCTTTGCTACCCTTCCATCAGGCATCAGTCAATGCTCCTGTGTATAAACCTAATACAAGGTCTCCATCCAGGACCTCATCTGTCCATCTCTTTGTTTCTACCAGCACTTTCTTTTCCTTCTCATTCACTTCCACTGACATTACCATTGGTTTGAACCTCTTACCTTCTGCATAGAAAAGAATAACATCAACCGCAGTGTTATCCACTAAATTACGCATTGTCGCCTCTGAAACTTCTATGATGAGGTCAACATCATACTTTTCAATTGTCTTCCTGATGATTGCCTGGGCAAGGATACCTGATATTTTTAGTCCTGGTAATCCAAGTATCCGCACCTCTTCTACCTCACCAACATCGGAGAGTTTATACATAAACACAACTGGCACAAGAAACCCGCCCCGTTCATAATTCGTTTGCACTGCATACAGCACACTCTCAACCTCTGCTTTGAGGTCATCAATCGTTTGAATTTTCAACTTCTCCTTCATCTTCAACCTCCTGTTCTACATTTTCCTCCATCTCAGAGTTTCTTTCAACACTCACTGGATAGGCTCCGGTATCAGGAAGAGGGTCAATTCGGTATGGTGCAATATACAACTCCATCTTGCCACCATTCTCCTTTTCACTGCTCAATTTCAAGATACCCATGCCCTCAACATCCCATGCAACTGGAACTTGCATGTATGATGAAAACTCTATGTCAAGATGGTCAACCTGCTTGACAAACTCGTAAATCGCTTTGCCATTCCACCAACCACCAACTCCCATGCGCGGTAGACCTGGTAGGTATTCTGGCTCTATCGTATACTCACCTTCAGTTTCACTATTGACCTCATCTGAATATGTCTTGAGATATCCGCCATCTTCGCTGAACTCAATGTAAACTGCCCCCGTCCTGGGTAGAGATTTCTGTAATATCCTCATACCATCCTTGAATAGGGTAAACCCGTCACCACTCAAACTAACCTTTGCCTTCACCCGATTGCCCACATCTTTTATAACCCTGTCAAAGTCCGGTGGTTCACCTTCCTGAGCCCTCACCAGCAAGGTGGCTTCATAAACAGGTGCAACTATCTCTACAGCCCAGTTACCTTCATGTTTGCGAACAACAACCTTACTGCCCTTTGGGAACTCCCTCATAACCTTGACGAGTTTGCTAACTTCCTGTGGAAGTGTCCAGAATTTGACACTCTCTTTCACAAGGATTGTGTCTTCTACTGGAATGAGACATCGGTATAGTTGCCGACCATCAGTTGATAACACCTCAATCGCATGACCGTCACTTCTAACCAGAATACCGCTTTTATCAAATTCTTTCATCTGCGGAACACATGCGAGGCCTTCAAGTGGGTCAAGCAACATGTCTCGGGTAGGGAATTCAAGTATAGAGGGCAGACCCTTCACTGATAAACATGAACTTGACACTTCATAATTTGGAAAACCGACATTGAGTGTAGAATTTGTTTTGCCTACTTTAACTTTCAACTTTTCGCCCTCTTGCCAGAACTCAACATCAGGTGCTATCTCCACATTACCTATCAGTTTAGCCAGGGCAGACAGGGCTTTGATTGTATTGTCAGTTGCCTCCATCTTCAATTCCCAATCCTGCTCTTGTCTGTCAGTTGGAAACAAAATTCGGAATATGTCCGACTGAATAAACAATCCTTCACCGCTTTTATATCCCATTGAGATTATACCGCCGACTGGCTTCTTACCTTCTACTGAAAGAAGAAGTGAAAGTCCAAACTGAAGATGTGCTGGTGGAACCCTAAACACCTTCCCCTTTGCCTTTGCTTCTATTCCTGATGTCTTCTCTTGTTTCTTTTTCTTTGCCATTGTATCACCCCCTATCTTTTATTCTCAAGTTTGTTCATATCCGCGGGAATGAGTATGAAACTGAGTAGTCCAACCAGGTATATAAGAACCTTCGCGACTTGCCCTTTTGAAGTGATTAACCCGATTGTGCATACCACACGGATTAACCACACCAACCCTCGCCAGGTCTGCGGAATGAACCTGTCTTCAAACCAATCCCATCCACTATAATACTTCATGGCTCACCTCCTTCATTATCATTTTCACCTTCATACTTGATATGATATAGAAAAGTGCCCTTTGGTAATCCTTTCTCCATCGCCTCTTTCATGTGGTTCTCACAATAGAACCTATACCTCGGTATCCCGTGAATTATCTGTCTGGTGCAGTAATATGCGGTGTCTCTGCATATACTACACTTTGACCTAAACTTTTTCACCATCACTGTTATTCCACCCATTTCAATCCTCCTTTTCTGCTTCAATCTTGTAAATGCATTTGAAATATTCCCCTATCCAGTCTGGAAATCTTGATGTTATTATCCCAATATAGTATGCATTCGGCTTTATGAACCGCAACCATTTCCTGTCCTGTGCGGTAATGTTGCCTTCACCCGCTTCCATATCTGATATCACAAGAGAGGGACGCCTTCGTTCCTTTATTTTCTGTGCAACTTTCAGAAATGCGGTGCCTCCAGTGGGATAATACTTGATTGCATCTTCTAACCTCTCCTCCCACACCTTTGTGTTGAATAAGAACAACTTGTCAATCTTCATACCGAGGTTCAAAAGTGCCTTTAGGATACTGAATGCTATGTCTACCTTCATAACTTCCTTTCTTTCCCTCGCATAGTAATGAAACAAATCACTCATACTGCCGCTGACATCCAAATAGATATCCAACTTCATCCTTGCCCTCCTTTCCCTCCCGAGAAACCCTGCCTCCAAGACTTTCAGGCTTGCCAAATCTTCTTCAAGCAATTCTGGGTCAGCTGGGTCTGGAACTGGTGATTTGACTATTGTCCATTCATCTGTCAGATATTCACCATACACATTCCTGACAACCCTGTTTATCTTTCTCAGACATTTCCTCGGTATATCAACCTTAATTATCTCTGCTTGACGGGTCATTTTTACACCACCAAACAACCCACCTTGTGTAGATGCGAGATGCTTCTTCACGAACTCTTTCATCTCCTTACAAACTCTGGACACCTCGGTTGATATTGCATCAATTTTCTCCATGGTGTCTTTATCAAATGGTATGAAAGTCATAACTTCCTTAGTTCCTGTGCTGTTTATTCCATTATCAGAATGAGAATGCTTATAATCATAGGTGGTGTCATTGTTCTCACTTCCATTATGAGTTCCTGTTCCATCACCTGCACATGCTTCATTTTCATTATGGATGTTCTCACTCCCTTCCGCAGATGCATTAGTGTCGTCCATCATTTCAGTTTCAACTTCACCAGAACTGGGGTCTTGTCTTTGCTCTTCGCTGCTGGCAGGTAAATCTGAATCAAGTCCAAGAACATTCTTAGCCTCTGTTTTCTGAAGAGCTGGTGAAGGAAGGGATTTCATTCGTTTAAGAATTCCATAGAGCACAAGTTTCGCCACAATCATCTGCATGACTATTTTTGCTGGAATATCCCTCCCCTCCGTCAATTGGCACAATTCCCTAAACTGGGGATTACTTATGACCAGCTCATAAACCCAGTAATTCTCAGGGGTAACCCTCACCTTTCCAACCCTACCAGACAGAAACCGATATACATCCCTCACAAGATTATATGGAACATATCGTCCCTCCCTCTCCTCAAAAACCTTCTCTGCATCTGAAAGAACTTTAAGGTCTTCAATCCAGTTATAAGGTGTGAATTTGAACAACCACTTCAAAACTGCGTCGCTTATGTAGTGAGTCCCAATATCAAGACTTTGCTTCTTCAGCTTCTCAAATCTCTTATCATCAATTTTCTTCATTGCTACTCCCTCCTTCTACTATTGGACGCAAGATTGTAACAACTTCCTTTGCCGTTTGCGGGTCGTCTTTTGCAAGCATTCTTGCCTGCTTTACCAATTCTACTGCCTTGCCTGCAAGCATAACTCTTGTCTCATCTTCAGTCGCTTGTTTATAATCCTTGACCAACTGCTCAGCCTCCTTCAACAATGGATGTTTGGTAATCAACCGCTCTGATAACTGCACAGCAACTTCAGGAGAAACACAATACTCAAATGCACACAATATTCCTTTATTTTCACCATAGAACTTCGCAAATTCATATGCAACAGAGACTATCCAGGTAAGTGTCCTGTCAGACACCTTCTCGTATATGTCTGGAAGGAGGTTCTTCACCTTCTCCTTGATACTCCTGATGGAAGGCTCAAAGTTCCTCAATTCCTCAATCACAACTTCGTTCTCGTTCTCATTTAGTTCTAACAAACGGTCTGCAAGTGGTAATCCAACCCTGGTCATTGTAACCTTCAACACAAACCTATCTATGAATGCCATATCGTCTTCATCAAATTCCTTCCTATTTGAAGTTCCGACAAGAAGCTTCCACTTACACGGAACTACCTTCTCACCATCAAACAACTTCCTTTCCCTCAATACAGAAAGAAACAAATTCCTGACAGCGGAGTTCGCTTTGTCAATCTCGTCTAACAAGATATACTCCGCTTCCGCAATTCCACCAATTCTTACCACTTTTCCTTTCCTGAACTCTGGAATTGAAATCCATCCCAGAACTTCCTCCGCCCTTGTATCAAAACTCAATTGTTTCAAAAAGATTTTGCCGTTTCCAGCAGGGTCTCCTTCCTCCAGGATTCTGGAGGAAGCATAGTCAAGAAACAACTGGGTTTTTCCTGTCCCTACCTCCCCTACAAGGAGAATGGGAACCCTCAGCCGCTCTGCGACAAGCAGAGCGGTGAATTCCCTCTCACGACCTATCAACTGTGTTTGTATCCTCATGTTTCACCTCCTACTTTTTTTATTTTTGCCATTTTTATATTTATAAGAAGTCCACTATTAACTTTAAACACCACATACATGATAACATAAACTTTTCACCTGTGGAAACCCTTAACACAACACCTGATACCCTACCTGCTTCCTTCTACATCAGTGACTGTGGAAAAGTTGTGGAAAACCCTGTGGAAAAGTGCTAAACAACCTGAACCACAGAACTACTCAAAACTTGCCTTTTGTATTACTTTAGTAATACAAAAGGTTGGATTTTATGGTTAACTTAATTTTATTAAGCAGGAGTTTGCGCCTTTTATATACTTATAAGTATATAAAAGGTCGGAAAACCGCAGGCTCCTCAATGCTGGAAGGGTCAAAACTGGCAGGAGGGCTTAACAGGATTAAGCAGGATGGCAAATCTTAACGATGATTTTTCGTTTTTCGCTGAAAGTATTATTCATAATACTAAAGTATTATTCATAATACTTTCTTTAATAAATTAAATTTTAAAAAAATTAGGTAAGAATCACTTTAGTGAGGCGTGCCTGCTGGGGGTTCTTCCACCCAGCCTGCCTAACAAAGTTAAGCCGACCTACCAGACTCCCACCCCAGACTCCCACCAGAGTTTTATCCGCCAAAGTTTGACCGGGTTTAACCCTGTCAGTGATAGTCAAAAAACATAGGTGGATTTCAAACGGAAATAGGGCTGTTTTTGATTTTCTTACAGGGGGCAAGGGGGTAAATAGGGGGTCAGGGTAGAAAATTGAAAATAAGGGCATTTTTGAACGAATTTCAGGGGTTCTGGGTGAAATGACCCATTTGTTTCTTGTTAGGTGAAGGGAGTGAGGCGCATTCAACTGCTTGACAAGCGATTTCAGGTGAGTTAAAGTTTTCTGGTGTTCAAAGTTAATTCAGGGTTTCTTATATATAAAGCGAGATACTTTTTTGTGTTAAGGAGGTGAGTATAGTGTGCTGTTTCAGGTAAGCAATATATGGGTTAATGTGATAGGTTCAAGTGAGGATGATGAGGCGCGGTTGTGGAACCTGTTGTCGTTTGAACCTCCGCAGGCGAAGTTCACTACAGCGTATAGGACAGGCTCCTGGGATGGTAAGGTCAGGTTGTTCCAGTTGGGGCACAAGCGATTCCCTGCGGGACTATGGTTCTGGTTGAAGGACAAGTTGTTGAGTGCTTTTCCTGGTGTGGTAGTTCAGGACATAAGAAGCAAGCCTGCAAGGGTTGAGAATGTGACTTTCCCAGTCCAGTTGCGACTATACCAGCAGGAAGCGGTTCGGCAGGTTCTTGAGAAAGAGCGAGGTATTCTCTGGATACCGACAGGTGCAGGCAAGACAGAGATTGCCTGTGCGGTATCACAATTCATTGAAGGCAGAAAATTGTTTTTAGTTCATAGGAAGGACCTGTTGCATCAGACCTATGAACGGTTCAGGAAGTATGGGCAGGATGTTGGGAGGGTTGGTGGTGGGTATAAAGAATTCAAACATGATGTAGTGGTTTCAACTATACAAACATTCTCAAAAGTGGACAAGGAGTGGTATAAGGGATGGTCGGCAGTATTTTTTGACGAATGTCATTTAGTTCCTGCAGATGTATTTTATAGAACAGCGATGCGTATTGATGCATACTATCGCATTGGTATGTCTGGCACACCGCTGGCAAGGAGTGATGAGCGGTCAATATATCTCATCTGTGCAACAGGTCCTGTGCTTATAAGAGTGAAACCTGATGAATTAGCAAAGGAAGGGTATCTGGTATTGCCGAGGGTTATATTTCACAGAGTTCCAAATGTGCCAGGGTTGAACCCACTCGCAATAACTATGCGTAATGACTTACCAGTTGTCAACGGTATCAGTGCATATCACAAAGAGTATGAACACAACATTGTCAACAACATAGTCAGAAACAGGCTTGTCTGTAAACTGGCAATAGAATCAAAGAAACCGTGTCTCATATTTGTTAGGGAAATTGACCACGGACACAAACTACAATCAATCTTCCGTTCAGAGTTCAATCTTGAGGTTCCATTTGTCTGGGGTAATACTCTTCAAGAAGTGCGTAATAGGTTCAGACGAGCAATGGCAAAAGGAACCCTTGACATACTCATAGCATCAGTGATTTTTGAGGAAGGTATTGACATACCAGACCTGCGGACAATCGTAGTTGCAAGTGCTGGTAAGTCAGGTATAAAAACAATCCAGCGGGTTGGTCGTGGTATGCGTCCGTCCACAAACAAAGATGAAGTAGTGGTTCATGATTTTATCGATACAGGCAGATGGACAAGTAAACATTCAAGGGTAAGGAAAAAACTATACCTGCAGGAAGGATACAGGGTTGAAGAAGCGGATTAGAAAAATTACGAGTGCATTGAGTATGCCAAGAATATCAATTTCGCCAGAATACTTCTCTGTCTCTGTGAAGGATGAAATACCTCGCCTTGTTGACATTGAAACCACACCAATCCGCAGACTAAAAATGAGTGGTGAATATTCAGTTGACTACTTCAGGTCTTCAGTAAGAAGATGGAGTAAACGATTGCGCGGGACCTGGTGCAACCTGCCAAACAGGGACACAAACCGCATACAGGCATTACTTAATACTTTGAGAGAGTTACAGATGAGTGTTGATGGGTTTGTCAAGTTTGTCATTATGCAAACACCAAAAGACCGCAAGGTCAGGCATAACATATTCAACCCACAAATGGTGCAACTATACGCAGAAACAATCGGATACCCTGAAGGAGTAAGAATAGGCTCAAAAACAATACCAATGGAAACTTATTTGAATGCATGGAAGTTCATTCTCAAGAAACGGCTAACCTCATCTACCTCACAGGAAGTGTTAAAAGTTGTTTACGGAGATGAAGATGAGAATGTCTGATAATTTTTATTATGTAAAATAGACCAAGGAGGCGGACATGGACTTCAATAGTGAGGTAGTGAATGTGGCGTTAGCGTTTTCAGTTATGACTGACCCTTCTTTCTGTGAGCGTATTATCTTGTTGAAAGATTATTTCATAGAGTATTTACCTGATGCATTGAAATGGATATTCAGCAGGTCACTGGAGTATTATGGAAAGTATGGAATGCCGATAGGTGTTCCGGTTGTGGTTGAGGAGTTGAAGAAACACAAGCAGAGGCGGACGATAAGTAAGGTATTGCTGGAAGGTATTTTGAACCTCATAAATCAGGTTGAAGATGCAGTTGAGCATAACAGGATTCCGTCAACTGAATACACATTGGAGGAACTATTGACCTTTGCAAAGACGCAGGCAATCAAAAGTATTGTGATAAAGAATGCCAAAATGTTAGAAAGTGGTGATGTTGATGCGTTTGTGGAGGAGTTGAATAAACTTATGAATCACTTCTCAAGTGCAACCACTACCACAGGTGAGAAGTTAGAGGACATACAGAGACGAATACAGTTACGCAGGGAAGGGAAAAACGTTAGGGTGCCGACTGGTATTCCAGACCTTGATGCATTGATTGGTGGGTTAGCAGATGGTGAGCTGGGCATAATTTTAGGACCGAGTGGTGGTGGTAAAACCGCGTTCCTGATACAGGTCTCAATTGCAGGTATGATGTTTGGGCGGAACGTGTCGTATGTAACCCTTGAGATGTCTCCTATGCAGTTGCTGGAACGGATAGATGCATATATCTCAAATGTGCCTATGAAAAAGTTGGTGAAGGAAGAGCAAAAGGTTAAAGACGCAGTTAGGGAATTTGTTAACAAAGTCAAGGCACATTTAGATGTGAAACAATTTCCATCAGGGTTGACACGGGTTGAGGATATTGACAACTATTTGAAAATTCTGAAGTCTGAAGGTATAAGTCCAGGTATGCTTGTAGTTGACTATGGTGAGTTATTGAGCTACAAGGGTGAAGCTTATGAGGGACAGGGTGAGAACTTCGTTAAGTTGAGGGGGTTAGCAGTGAAATGGCAGATACCTGTATGGGTGGCATCACAGTCAAACCGACCTGCGTGGTCAAAGCGTATAATAAGACCAGATGATATTGCGGAAAGTTTTAGAAAAGTGCATGTTGCCGATGTGATAATAGGGTTATGTAGAACTGAAGAAGAAAAACGGAATAAGAAAGTCAGGTTCTATGTTGGTAAATGCAGGTTTGAAGTTGACGGGTTTGAGGTTGGTCCTTACACAAGTGCATTGGAGAAGGGACGAATAATTGATTTCACAGCACTGCGTAGTCCACAACGGAAGGTTGAAGAGGAAGAAGACGAAGGGTCAATTGTTGATGATGAACCATTTGTCAAGGAGGAAGAGGATGAAACAGAAACTGAGTGAAGCATTTTTCAAGACTGCGCAAGCAATACCGACGAGTAGGGAAGATGAGGTGAGGTATTGCTGTCCATTCTGTGGTGATATCAAGTATCACCTATACTACAACCTCACCTATGGCTTGTATCATTGTTTCAGGTGCAATACATCTGGCAGAGTTAAAGGGACGAAGCATGTTGAGTTCTTACCTGTAGGTTCCACTCCGATTGAAATTCCTGTTTTCAAGGAAGGGTGGTCAAAGGAGGCACTTGAGTTCTTGAAGAAACGGGATATGCTCATAGCCTTGAACTATGCAAGAGAAGGTGGTAATAGCTGGGATGGATACATCGTCTTTTCAGTGTATCCAGAAGGGTGGATAGGTAGAAAATTCAAACCACCAACTATTCCTAAATACAGGTTCACAAAGGGTGCTGGCGGTATATGGACTGACCTGTTCATACTTCAGACCCACAATGGCAGACCTGTGTATCTTGTTGAAGGTATATTTGATGCCTTGAGGGTTATCCAGTGTGGATATCCTGCAATTGCCTTGAATGGCACATCACTGGGTAGAGGCAAGATTGAGTTATTGAAGTCCCTGTGTGAAAGGTATGACATCCAGAAACTTGTGGTAATGCTTGACGCAGATGCAAGAGTTGAATCAGACACAATGGTAATCAAACTGCTATACTCAATCCCGTCGGTGAAAGTGGTGAATAAGGTAGATTTGCCAACTGGCGACCCTGCGGATTACTCAGTGCAGGAATTGTCAAGGTTGGTAAAGGAGTTCAAAGTTAGTAAAGGTTTTCTTATATAAATAGTGAACTACTACTTTTTTAAGGAGGTGAAACAATGAGAAAGGTGCGTATGACGATAGAAGTAGAGGTGAATGAGGAGGAATTCACAAACCTCCTCAAGGTGTTTTTGGAAGGAAAAACAACACAAGTGAGGACTGAACAACCAGCAGAACCGCCGAAGCCGTATACCCCAATCCAACCACAGAAAGAGAAAGAAAAAGTTGAGAAAGCAGAAACCGAAAAGGAACCCGAAGTTGAAATAGAAACTACTGCGGAAAGTGAGGAAGACTGTTTCGGAAACTACGACCCGAATGACCCCGCTTGTAAGGAGTGCGGTGTAGCAAGGGAATGTAAAAAGGAAACTGCATTGAGACAGAAAGAAAAAGAAACTCCTGAAGAACCAGAAACAAAAGAGGAAGAATCTGAAGAAGAGTCAGCAAAGACAAAGGGATTGCCGAAGGTTAACCTCTCTGCAGTTCCGACCCTTAAGGAGGCAGTGAAGGCGATTCTGAAAGCAGGTATTACTGCAGAGGACGATGTCATTGCAGTGCTTGAGGAACAGAAAGACAACCTTCCATTTGACCTTCCTGACAACTGGAAAATCAAGGTAAAAAGGCTGATGCTTCTGTTGACGTAACCCATGAAGCCGTATGTTGGAAAAATCGTAACTAAATCCTTCGCTGACTTATACAACGCAGTCATTCGGTTTGGACACATGCAATTCAGGGTGATTGGTAATGCAATTCATTCACCGAAAGGGTATGTTATTGATACCTTCAACCCTGAAGGCAGTGTCTTGAACCTCCACATACTTGACTGGGAAAATGCAGTAGATATCCAGTTGTTTCTTACACATGCGTTTCAGTCCACTTTGACCGTTTACTTGCCTCCTGACAATATTCCAGAAAAAGTTTACACTTTTCCTCAACCATCCTGCTCAATTGCAAAGGGTATTGAGTGGAGCACCAAAATTCGTGCCACAATCGGTTCTATGAAGAAGGTTGCGGAAGTCGGGATACTACCAGTGATTGACAACCCGCACATGGCACTGATTGCATCAGTCTTCACTGATGAGAAAGAGCGGTTCTGGTATGAAATGGAACGGTTGTTTGGAGCCGTGAAGGCATACCTGCTTGCCCAGAAAGAAAAAGAACAACCAATCAAGGACATGCTTCTGAACCGAGCCAGACTGCACTCACTTGACCAGAAAGCATTTGAAACCGCGTGTGCCGAGTTGGAAGGCTTATGGACATAGTTGATTTATACAAGAAGTGTTCAAGGTGTCCTGGTTGTGGAGGAAAAGTTTTGCCAGAACTACCACCACTGGATTCTCAAATAAAAGGTGTCATAGTGGGCGAGCGTCCTGGTGAGGAGGAATTGAAAGAAGGAAAACCTTTCATAGGTCCGAGTGGTAAATTGTTATTCAATTACCTCAACAGGGATGAGTGGGTCATAACGAATGTGATAAAGTGCCAGTATGGGATTGCGGAAGGTTGTAAGGAATTGCTTGAACAGGAGTTGGAATATATCTTGAATACTTACAGGTTTACACAGGAGTATCCTGTCATTCTTTTGCTTGGAAAAGTAGCAACTGAAACATTAAGTCCATACAAGTTTCATGCAAGTCTTTCAGGTGCATATTACCTTGACAAAGACAAAAGAGTGCTTGTGGTCATAAGTGTCCACCCCGCCTATGTATTACGCAACAAGGTCTATCCTTTGCTCAAAAGGGCATTGAAGGTTGCCAATAAGGGTATTCCATTCAAGTTTAACCCCGATACTGAGCAGGTAGATGAAACAACTATGTTAAGGGTGATTGAAAAAATGGATGTAGTCGCAGTTGATATTGAAGTAGTGAATGGCATTCCAGTTTCAATTGCAGTCTCAAACTCACCTGACAAAGGGTATGTATCAAAGTTAACACCTGAAATCGCAAGAACACTGGCAACCAAAAAACTTATAGGACACAACCTTGCCTTTGACATACCTGTTCTTGAGCAGGTTGGTAGGGTTGAAGTTCCTGCAGAAAACATCCATGGTGATACTGCGGTGTTCTATCACTGGGAGTGGTCAGAATTCAGAAAAGGACTTGACAATCTGACTATGCTTGTAGGTATGGGTGAATACAAGCAGGAATTCTTGTCAAAGTTTGGTGGCTGGAATGGAATAAGCAACACAAGCAGGTCATTGTTTGGTGTTCCAAAAGAACTATATATCTATAACGGACTTGATGCAGTTGCCTCATACCGCCTACACAAATACCTTTCACCGAGTATAAATGCCAGAAAGAAGTTGAGACACCTGTGGAATGTGTTCAGGTATTTCATGAAGTCAATGATGGAGATTGAACAAACAGGTGTATATGTCAACACGGGGTTGCTATGTGAAGAAAGAGTTAAACTGCAACAGAAGTCTGCAGAACTTACCACGAAGTTGAATGATTTGGGGTTCAATGGTAATCCACTCTCACCAAAACAGGTGCTTGAGTATTTCAGAAAGAAAGGACACAACATATCGTCAACTTCAGAAGCAGTGTTAACTGACCTTGCAGAGAAGTTCAATGATGAAGTGGCGAAGACAATACTTGAATACAGGCATACTGCCAAACTCCTTTCTACCTATGTAGAGGGGTTTTTGGAAGTGTCGGGTAAGTCGCCGGATGGACGGGTAAGGTCAAAGTTTAACATAACAGGCACGCCCACACACAGACTTGCCTCATCGGACCCAAACTTGCAGAACCTTCCACCTGGATGGTATGGAACTGTTATCACCGCACCGAAAGGTAAGAAGTTGGTTGGATTGGACTACAGTCAGATTGAACTGCGGATGCTTGCACAGGTATCAGGAGACCCTGTCATGATTGATGAATTCCAGCAAGGGTTAGACCTACATACAATCACTGCGAGAGACATACTTCACTACAGGAAGGTTGATGAGAATGCAAGACGAGAGGCGAAGGCAATAAACTTTGGCATGGTATATGGATTGACTGCACCATCACTTGCGAGGGCACTCAATTGTGATGAAGCAACTGCAGAACGGGTTATCAACAGATTTTTTCAAAAGTATTCAGTGGTAAGAGAGTGGCGGGAAAGAGTGTATGAATTTGCCAGAGAACACGGCTATGTGGAATCACTATTTGGTAGGAGACGGTGGGTATTGATTTCAGAAGAAAGTGGAAAAAACTTATTCAATGTGAGTGTCAACTCTGTCATACAGGCATCTGCAATGGATATAGTTCAGACTGATATGGGGTTGATATACATGGAGAGAGGCAAGTCCTTGCCAGACGCATTCAGGTTTGTGTCACAGGTTCACGACGCAATCTATTTTGAGGTGGATGAGGACTTTGACCCACAATGTATCAAAGACTTCATTGAGAATGGCTGGGACCTGGATGTGCCAATAAAAGTGAAGGTAGAAACCTATGAAAGCAGTGTTCAAAGTTAGCAGTGGTTTTCTTATATATAAAGTGAATTACTACTACTTTTTTTGGAGGTGAATTATGGTAGTGAATAACAGGGTAGCAAGGCACGAAGATGTGAAAGAGAAGGTCCTGTCATACCTGACGGGAGAGGTTGAAGTCAATTCTCTTGAGGAAGAACTAACAAAGGTCGGGACATACCACGCACTTGCCTCAAGGGAACTCATAAAGGCGATGGAAAACCTTGCGAAGATGAGCGTAGAACGAGATAGGGTTGAGGCAGAGGTATCACAGAGTTCAAGGGTAGAGATTGAGGCAATGGGTGAGAAGGTGACGGAAGGTAAGGTAGAAGAGAAGAAACGACTGAACCCGTTGTGGCAACAGGCAGAGTTGAACTACCAGATGGCAAAGGCAGAAGTAGATGCCTGGCGGTCAATCATCAGGTCGTTGGAAGTAAGAAAAGAAGTCATACAATTCTTTCTGAGAAGTGAAATAAAATAATTTTTTAAGGAGGTGAGACAATGGCACCAATAATTAAGGATGAACTGAACAAGGACAAGGAGGAGGCGAGGGCAGGGAGAGGCGATATATTCTGGGTTCCAAAGCCTGGGAAACACAGAATACGCATACTTGACAGACCAAACAAGAACTTCTATGTGAAACGAAAATTCCATCACCTTGATGTCGGCGGACAGCGGAAGTCAGTGATGTGCAGTGAAAATGATTGTCCGATATGTCAGCTGGCAAGCAGGCTTGCAAGACAGGGCGACAGGGCATCTGCACAATCACTACAACCGAGACTGCGATACTTCTGTGTAGTAGTCCCATTACTCGAGCAACCGCTGAAAGCAAGAATCTTCGGGTTTGGTGTATCAATTTTTGATGAACTCTGCTCCTATGCGGAAGACCCTGAATGGGGTGATGCTATACTCAAGAATGATATCATACTGGAAAGGGAAGGTGAAGGAATAAACACAGAATACAGGGTCAGGGTTTCAAATAAGTCAACCCCAATACCAAAGGAAGTGCTTGCAGATGTTCCAGACCTGGATGAAATCCTTGTGCCAAGAGACAGGGAATACATTGTGGGACTACTTGCAGATACTGAGTTTGCTGAAGAGGCAACCGAAGAGATTGAAACTTCTTTGCCGAGGTGTTTCGGGATGTATGACTCCTCTGACCCTGATTGCAAGACCTGCCAGGTAGCGAGAAGGTGTGCAAAGAAAACCATTGCTGAGGAATAGGAATAATCATGTTGAGACTGAAAGACCTTATCAAGCCAGTTAAGGCGTTACCGACGGGTTCTGCACTGCTTGACCATCAAGCAATTCTGGTAGGTGGACTTCCTTATGGCAAGATAATTGAGATTTTTGGAAAAGAAGCCTCAGGGAAGTCCACCCTTGCACTTTCATTCATAAAGCAAGCACAGGCGGAGAATATGGCAGTGTATCTCATTGATAGTGAGGGGTCGTTCGACCCTCACAGGGCTGAACGGATTGGTATTGACCTCAAAGATGTGTGGTTATTGGATGAAGCAGAAACAATTGAGGACGGGTTCAATGTTCTACTCACCTTATTAGAGAAGAGGTCAGAAGGGTTGTTGATATGGGATAGTATCGCCGCATCACCCACAAGGAAGGAGATTGAAGAGGGACAGGTTGGTGAAGTAGCAATTGCAGAGAAGGCAAGGGCGATGAGTTTAGCATTGAGGCTCGTATCTGCAAACCTGAAAAACAAGGACTGGATACTCGTATTTATCAATCAGGTGCGTGAACGCATACAAATGTTTGGAATTGGTGATAGATACACAACTCCAGGTGGGATGGCACTAAAATTTCACGCCTCTCTGCGGATGAAGATGGATTTGGTGAAACGGGAGAAGGAAGGCATATGGTCAAAAATTACAATTGCCAAAAGCAGGGTTGGTATTCCATACAGGTCAGTAGAGGTATTCCTGCGGTTTGATACTGGACTGGATGATTATACTTCTTGTTTGAAATGGGCACGGAAGTTGAAACTCATTGAAGGCAGGAAAGCACCACCCTATGAGGAATTGCTGAAACTTGTCAAAACACCGATACTTGACATTCCAATGGTTGGGGGTGATGACGATGAAGAAGAATGAGTGTGACATGGTTGTTATTTCAGACCTCCACTTCGGGTATGATTACAGAACTAAACCTCGTCTAACTGCATTCCAGCGACTGGTTGATGAAGTATCAAAGATTGTGAAGAAGGCAATTGTATTCCTCGGTGACATATTCCATTCAAGATTCCTGCGTGGTGAGGATGTCCATGTCGTTATTGATGGATTTGAAAAGATGAAAGGCAATGCAGAAGGATATATCATACTGGGTAATCACGATTTGGAATCAAAAGAACGATATGTGGTCAGGTTCCTATCAAAACAATTTACCCTATTCACAGATATCCAGCTCATTGATATTGCGGGGTATAAGTGTTTGGTCATACCATACAAGTTGTGGCAACCTTCGCCGCCATTACCACAATTCAATTTCAATCAGGTTGACCTCGTGTTAGGGCATCAGTATATTCATGAGTTAGTAAACTTTCCAATCCAGATACAGGAAGGGTATTCCATAGATGTGTTCAGGGACAAAGTAGAAACGGTTATAATGGGGCATCTACATACCGACCATACTGAACAAGTAGGCATGACAAAATTCTATACTGGATGCACAACTCCAGTCTCATTTACAGATAACCTTGTTGAGAGCAGGTATTATGTCATTAAGGACGGAATGGTGGAAGTAATCCATAACCATAGTGTCAAGTTTATTGACCTGCGAAGGCTCAACAAGAATGTGAGTATTGAGGATATGGTTTGTGATGAATGCACTTCAATCATTAGAGCCTATGAGGATGACCCGAGATTGTCAAAGATTAGGTCTGTGAGAAACTTGATACTGCAGACCTTCACACCAATGAAAGTAGAAGCACCAAAATCAAAGTTTGAACAGGTGAAGTTGACCACTGCGGAACTACCAATTGAGGATGCACTACAGGTGTATGTTAATACCACTTATGCTTCATTACCAGAGACAGAGCGGGTATCAATCATTGAGAAGGGTAAGGAATACCTGAATACCGCGAGGAGGTGAGTTCTATGTTGCGATTGAAACTTGATGACTTTGTGGTTCACAAGGGTAATGAAGTCGTCTTTGAGGATGGCAAGGTCTATGTGGTATATGGTGAGAATGGTGCAGGCAAGTCAACCATAATTGAAGCGCTACTCTGGTGCTTGTATGGATACACAATACGGGGTGGTGGTAGTGAACGCATACCTGGACTGGTTTCACTTGAAGTCAAATCTCATCCTGGTGAACTTGTTATAACTCGCAGGAAACCAGAGAAAGGCACAGAATCACTGTCAATGTTTCTGAATGGTAAGAACGTTACATACAAGGTGTTAAGGGATACACAGGCGGAGATACACAAATTCTTTGGTGAAGTTGATACCTTCCTGCATACACAAATTTATTCTGCGGATGGATACACATTTAGTTCAATGACTGATGCAGAACGGAAAGAAGTTTTACGGAAATTATTGAACCTTGAGGTGATTGCGAAGGCAAGACAATTAGTCCGCACCGACCTGACTGCAAGGGCTACTCAAAGGCAATCCGAAGAAGTCAAACTGAACCTTAAAACCGAACGGATAAGAGAGATAAAACAACTGATTGATGAGTTGCAGAACCGATTGAAAGAGCAGGAAGCAGTCAAGAACAGTTCCGACAAAATTGAACAGGAGATAAAGGAGAAGATAACAAGTATCAATGAAACACTTATCAATCTTGAAGGTGAATTGAGTGAAATAAATGAGGAGATTGAACTTGCAGACCAGAAGATTGACAAGTATCAATCCGAGTATACCAGATACCAGTCAATCATTGCTTCACTTTCAAAAGAGTTATCCATGAAGCAGTCAACCCTTCAACGCATACAAGACAATCTGTTAAAATTGAAAGGCAAGGCAACCTGTCCACTCTGCAACCAGCCTATACAGAAAGACCCAGAGGTGTTGTGGCAATCTGAAATCAATGAGTTAAGCAATTCAATCAAGAGCCTTGAAAGTGAGTTGAAGACCTATCAACGGATGGCAGGTGAAGTGTATGAGAAACTGACAGAACTGAAATCCTACAAGGATGAGTTGATGTCAAAACGCAGAGCTATCATACAGAAACAGACTGCCTTGAACTCATCCCTTACTACCTTGAATGACCAATTACAGAGGGCACAGGCAGAGTTCAGCAGAATACAGACCACAATTGCCAGTATTGAGGGTCAAATCAAACAACTTGAAACCGAACTGGATACCCTTCAAGCAGACATAAAATCAACCTCACTGAACATAGACCAGTTGAAGAAAGATGAAGTGGCATTGTCAATCCTGTATGATGTGTTTGGTAATGAAGGGCTACCTGCATGGATGATATCTGAATTTGTGAAGAAACTGGAAATTGCTACAAACAAGTATCTCAAATTGCTGCCTACTGTTATACCGCTTGAGGTGAGTATAAGCACAGTTGAGCAGTTGAAAGGAGGTGGTGTCAGAGACAGATTGACCATAATTCCTTCCACAGGGGGTGGTAAGGTATCAATGGTTAGTGGCGGTGAAAAGAAACGAATTGATACCGCATTGTTGTTAGGGTTGCGGGACGTGATTGGTATGAATGAATGGAACCTTCCAGTATTCTTTGATGAAGTGTTTGACAGGCTTGATGAGGAAGGTGCGGATGCAGTTGCAGAACTCCTTTCCGACTATGCAGATATAACCGGGACAGCAGTGGTTGTGATTGGGCATTCAAAGGATATACTCGGATTATTTCCTGATGCAATACCGATTGAAGTCATCCGTGAAGGAAATAAGTCAAGAATTGTGATAGGATAATGGAAAGGGAGGTGATAATATGACAGGTGATATTGTGATTGATGAGAATAATGATGACATCAGGTTAGTTTCAAGGAATGAACCTGAACGGGACTTTGAGGCAGAACGGACAATTGCCAAAACACTGGAACACTTGCGACAACACTTTGAAGACAAAGTCCCTGACAAGGAGTATTGGCAGGTAGGAATAGGGCTCGCATTTGCCATACTCAAATGTGCTTTCTATGGTGGAAATAAACAACGAAAAGCCCTGAATGACCTAATATCACTACTACGATACTTTGAGCAATCAATACTACCCAGACCACCAATTGCCTCATACCAGATTTCAAAATTAATAGAACAACTTGATAGTAAAGCGGAGTTATTGAAGGATGAGGAATTCTCTTTACACGAATTCACAGAGTTAGTTCTGCGGATTGCACAACTCCTGTTCCCTGAATTGTTCACAAAAGACAAAATCAGGTTCAAGGAATTGACTGAAGAAGTGATGGACTACATCAATAACCCATCTAACACTGATAAGGTGCTTGAAATCCTGCAATTGTGTAAACACTATATTTACAGGAGGTGATAAAATGTGGATAGTTGGTGTAGACCCAGGCATAAAAGGTATAGGTATCGCCCTGATTGAGCATTTGAAGAATGGCGAGTGTTCTTATGTGAAGGGATTGCTGTTGGTAGAGACAAACAAGGATGTATCCGAAGTTGTGAGGGGTGCGAGCGGTGTATTTGTGAACCATACCGACTACATCACGACTGATGACACTGCTACAAGTTTTGCTGACCACATCGTTAAAGAATGGTTTGAAGGATTGTCACCAGCTTGTGCAGTAATTGAAAAAGGTATATTTACAGGGTTTGGCAATGAGGTTCTGCTGGTGGCAGGTTGGTGCGGAGCAGTATTATACAAACTTGGTGTATCTGTTCACTTTGTTAATCCCAGCACAGTCAAGTCAAGGCTGATGGGTAAAGGTAAAGGCAGGTCAAAGAAGAATGAGGTGGAGGCATTTGTTAGAAGTAAGTTGAATTTAGTCTTTGACCATCCTCCTTCTAACAAATATGCAGAGCATCTGTGGGATGCAATGTTGTATGGGCTGTATAATCCTATGCTGTATGGGGTGTAGGAATGGTAATCTTTGTTATTGCCGGTGTTATCATTGACCTTGTATTACTGGCTGACCGCTATGTCTTCTTCTTGCAGAGAAGGTGGAATGGAGTTCTTGTGTTATTACTCTCTCAACTCCTCGTTGTGGTATCAATTCCTGTTATGAGCGACTGGCTACCAATAACAATCATGTTTGTATCCCTGCTTGAGGTTGCAGAAAGACAATACCCTGGCAAGGAAGAAGTGAGTTCAATTGTGAAACAGGTGTTGAACCTGTGTTTTACCTTGTTTGTGGTATGGCATTTGGGTAGAATGGTTGAATTTTTGTATAGACCTATAGTAAAATAGACTAATGAATTACCTACGATTACCATATCTCACGACACCGGACAAACCATTGATTGAGACAAACTGGCAGTATATCAAGTATTTCAAACCAACTGAATTTGCCTGTCCTTGTCCTGAACACAAGGGTAAACCTGTGTATGATATGAGTTCAAATCTTGTGTTGGCACTGGTGAACCTGCGTGAGCTCATTAACAAACCAATAATAATCACTTCTGGGTGGCGGTGTCCCAAACATAATGCAGAGGTTGGCGGCAGACCTGACAGTCCGCATTTGTATAAATGTGCTGTTGACATAACCATATCTGACGTGAACTTTGATAGACTGGTTGAGTTATACCTTGCCTGTGAACATATAGGCTTCAAGGGGATAGGATTTTACCCAGTGAAGAAAATCATTCACATTGATATGCACAACCGCATACAGCGGTGGTTATGTGATGCATCTGGTGATTACATATACCTGTTTACCCTTGCCAACTATATTGTGAAAAAGTAGGAGGTCAATTATGGACTATAACAATGATGACAATCCAGAGAAGGTGTTTAGAGGTTTCATTATTGCCATTGGTATTGGTGCACTGTTGTGGGTGGGTATTGCAGTTGGAATAACCCTGCTGGTGCGTAGTTGTTCCGAACCAGCAAAACCAATGAAGGTTGAAAATGCAGAAGTGGAGGCTAACCCATTACCATTGATTGACTCCAGGTTGGATTTATTACCGAGTGATGAAAGCAGGTTAGCGGTGGTTGAGTGTGGTAAGACATTATCACAATACACCCCTGACCCTATCGGGTTTGTATTGACAATTGCCTGTGTGGAGAGTGATTTTGGCAGGAATGTTGAAGGTAGTCCCGATGGTGAGATTGGTATTATGCAGATACATCCTGTATGGTTGAGGGAAAGCAGATTAACTCACTGGGAACTCAAACATGACTATATGAATGTGTGTTTTGCAGTTGCCCTTCTTGACTACTATTTCAAAAAGTATGGTGACTTGTTCAAGGTGTTAACTGCCTATAATATGGGTGAAGGCAGAGTGAATCACAAGAATACAAAATACCTGAACCGCTTCTTTGATTGTGCAGAACGGGTTGGCTGGCAGTCAATTGTAGAAGGGTATAAGTGAATAAGGGCAGGCTCTTATGCCTGCCCAGAGACAGAGGGGGAATGTGGAAAGGGTAGGAAGGGATTTATGCCAGCTTTACTTTCTTCAAGAATGTCTTTGCGTCATCAAACTTCTCAGTGGTGAAGTCTTCTTTCCTGCTGAAATCAACCTTTTCAAACTGCCTCACCATGTCGTCAAGGAGTTCATCAACAGTATTACCCACACCGACTACCACACCTGCGATGTTGTCAGTTGGCACCAGGTAGGGTATGCCACCAATTTTTATAGCACTACGCCACCTTATTCGCACATCTTTGTCTTTGATTTCAACTGGAAACCATGCCTTGTCTTCAGCACTCGCACATACTGCCACAATACCTACGAATGGGTGGTCAACCTCAACTTTCATATCACCGAAATCACCTTTACCGCACGCATAGACAAGGTCAGTGTAATTCTTTATCACTGCTGGAAAATGTAATGACAACGGGTATGGTGGTCGTATGTTCTGGTCAATCAGGTATCCCCTACCTGTGTCTGGGTTGTATAACAACTCATTGGAATAGAATCCCCTGTATCCCAGGTCTGCAAGCATCCGTTCAGTTTTCTCTTTTACCTCGTCAAGTATTGGCACACTCTCCTCAACCCACTTCCCGATGCAATGCGGTCTGACTTCAAGTGAGAAGTGATACGGGCTTGAGAACCGCTTACCATCAAATAGCCAGTCACCACCTATCAACACACTATCAGGGATAATCTCTTCCACAATGAACCTGACAACATTAACATACGGACCGAATGACTGGTATATACTTGCAATGACCTGTTCCGCTTCTTCGGGTGAGTTGGCAAGCCTCGTCTCAAAATCACCCCTGAATGTGTCAATCTTTATCACGCCACTACCCAGCCTATGCATCAATTCCTTCAGGTTGTCAATACCCCTAACAACATAGGATTTTGGCACAGGGATACCATACTTCTGTGCCATTCGTTTTGCCCATACCCTGTCAAGTTCAAGCCGTTCTGCAATACCACCTCCTACACAGGGTATATTCAGTTCTTGCCTCAAATAATCACCTAACCTGCCCGTTGGTAAGTCAAGTATCATCACCAGGTCCACTCCATCGGGTCTCATCAACTCTGTCCACAAATCACCAATCCGTATCCCTTCAAACCCATACCCTTGTATCACATATTTCAGGATTGGAAAACTTGATGATATGGTTGGTCGGTGTATGACCACATCCCAGCCCTTCTCTGCGAATGCTCTCGCGTGCTCCCACCCTATACCTGTATCAATTGCAACTACCTTCGGCATACCTACACCTCAATTAAGTCTGTCAAATAAACACTATTCTTGTCCGTCGGTATTGTGATTTTGACATTCAACCCTGCCTTCGGTATCCGCACCAGCACATTACAACCCTTCGGTGCATCAAAGTATGTGATACCATCTGCGTCAGTTTTGTATGTTACCCACTTACTCACACCAACCGCGGTGCCAACCTCCTCTGGGGTCTCATAGTTAACCATAACATCAACGCCAGACACACCACTTATACCCAGGTCCACCGTCCGCACATATACCCTGCACAGGTCTGGTTGAGAGGGTGCAGGTAATGTTAATTCATCCCCGAGTGCAGTTATTTCCGTTGACGCAGTTATTGTTGTGGTTATTGTTGTGAATACATACCCTGTCTTGTATGCCCGTATATCATAGGTCCCTTCAACCACATTCAAACTTCCTACACCATTGCTATCAGTAAGTAAATAGAATTGTGGCTTGTCTGACTGAAGCAGATACACGCTCACGTTAGGTATTGGCGAATTATCTGCTCTTTCCAGAGTTCTAATAGTCAAACTATATGGTCCGCCAACTACTTTATACAACCCTGCACTATCAGATATTTCATCTTCCTTTGCGACTGGCACAAACAATCCAGGTGTTGCTGGTGATATAAACACAATGAATGAACCCAGTGTGTCAAGCTCAGTTCCAGTGAATTGGACCTCATATATACCATTGCCAAGTTCTCTGAAATTTGTTGTATCCAGTGTTTTGGTAGTGAATGATGTTTGACCATACTTGATATACTTCACAGACACATCTGAGTAAATCAATCCCGTCTTCGGATTTCCCTCAGCATCAGTAAGAAAAAACCGTATCCACGCACTTTTATTAACTTCATACTTCATCGCATCAAGCCTCCATCCATTCTTCTATTGACTGGTGGAAGAAGTGGTGGATAATCTGCCTCTATACAACCTATATCACGCGCACCGATAGGCGGCCGTCCATATAAATCTTTCAAGTCAGGTCGTCCTTCGGGATAGAATTCACCAGAAACTTCGTCGCCTATACTGACGGTAGGTTCGGTTGCCATATACTTCCTGACAATAACCCAGTCATAGTAGCATTTTCTGTTTCCACTATCTAAAAAGATATAGCAGTTGTTCCAGTCGGCATTTGTCAGAGAAACTGTAGACAAATTTGATGTTCTGCCTTCATCAAGCCAGCTTGCAATGACCTGTGTGGGTGTCAATATCATTTGTCCGATGTAGTTCGTATTAAATGAAAAAGAATAGTTATTGCCATAGTTGGGTTGCACATTTCCGCCAGAGCAATAGTCAAGTTCAACTGCACTACCCGTGCAATATACCCTATATGAGGAATAGGTGTGATTGGGAAGACCAGTTTTAACCCAGTATCCAAAACCCATACAAACATCCCAAGTGTCATCCGTAGAAGTTGCATAAACTTTTGTCTCAATAACACAAGGACGAGCAATCTTAAACCATTTAGTTATCAAGTCATAAAATCCGACAGCATTCATTTGCATTCTTCCTGGCCAAGCAGGTAATAAAACAATATTTGTGCCATCAATGGTCTGT